ATAGGTAAGGATGGTTCAGTTACTAAAGCCAGTACTGACATAGACCTTACTAATCTGTATTTTAGATTAAGTAGATTCTGTAAAGAATAAAGTAACAGCATGATAAAATATGTAAAAGTTGGAATAGCCATTATAATAGGAGTACTTTTTGTAGGTATATGTATATTATACAATAAGAATCAGAGCCTAATGGGAGAGTTGTCTGTATTGGTGTCTAATCAAAAAGCATCTATAGCAGAGAACTCATCCTTAAAGGATGAGAATAGAGTGTTCAAATTTACTGTAGAGCAGCTTAACTACTATAATGACTCTATCTTGCAAAAGATGAATGATGTCAGAAAGGAGTTAAAGATAAAGGATAAGAATATAAAACAACTACAATATCTCCTATCAGTGTCTACTAAAAAAGATACAGTACTTTTTACTGACACACTATTTAGAGATAAAGAATTAGCATTAGATACTATCATAGGAGATAAGTGGTATAATATAAGATTAGGATTAAAATACCCTAATCTTATATATACTGAACCTACATTTACTAGTGAGAAGTATATTATAGTAAATAAGAAAAGAGAGACTGTTAACCCACCAAAGAAATTCTTTTTATTTAGGTGGTTTCAAAAGAAACACTGGGTAATGGAAGTACATATAAAGGAGGAGAATCCCTACATAAAAGAAACTAATAATAAATTTGTAGAGATTATAGAATAATATGATTGATTTTGGAATATTAATTACTGGAGGTGTAGGACTTATTACCACAATAGTCAGTAGCTGGGCATCGTGGTTCTTTGCAAGAAAGAAGTATAATAGTGAAGTTGATAGTAACCTCATAAATAACATGAAAGAATCATTGGATTTTTATGAGAAGCTCTCTGCTGATAATAGAGAGAGGTTGGAAGAGGTACTAAAAAGGAATACAGAATTAGAGCAGGAAGTGGGAGAACTTAGGAAACAGTTGTTTAACCTTATGAGTTCTATATGTACTGACCTTACCTGCCAGTTAAGGAAAAGAAACTTAAACCTTTTTAATGAGCATGGAATTAGTAGTGGACAGAAAATGGAAGAAACAGAGCTACACAATAAGTAATCTTACTATTGATGGGAAGTGGTTCTGCAATGTGCTTGAGGACAAAGATAGAAATCTTGATAGTTCTATGAGCATAGCTAAGATTGGGGAGCTAAAGAAGCCTTCAATTACAGCTATACCAAGAGGTACTTATGAGATTACCTTGAATGTAATTTCTCCTAAGTACTGCACTAATAGTTTCTACAAGCAAGTATGTAATGGTAAAGTGCCAAGACTACTTAATGTAAAGGGATTTGAAGGCATACTTATTCATGCTGGTAATACTGACAAAGACTCAGCAGGATGCCTATTAGTAGGTGTCAATAAAGTTAAGGGTCAAGTAATAAACAGTAGAGAAACCTTCAAAGAGCTATATAAACTCCTTAAAGACAGGCATGATAAAGGTGAGAAAATAACAATTAAAATTCTATAATTATGGCAAGAAGAACAGGTAGAGCAAAGCCCATGACAGCTAAAGCTGGTGTCACTAAGACTAAGAGAAGATATGCTTGTGGGGGTCTATATGAGAAGACATGGAAGACCTGATGAGTTCATGGATATGTTTGATTCAAGAGGTGATAGATTCTCTGATAGATTCAATGAGTCTGGCATGGGAGGTAATGATATGGATAGGATGATGAGATACATGAGGAACTCAATGAGTAGAGAACACTTCACTGAATCTGAGGCTAAGTATCTTGTAGCTGATATGTATCATACTGAGAATGGCAGAAAGTACAGTGGTGAGAAGTTTGATATGTACAAGGCAAAGGAGATTTGTGAGAGATATAGGGGAATACTCCCTACATCTGCTACAGTTGCTGATGTGTATGTTGCAATCAACTCTCAGTACCATGACTATGCAGAACTGTTTAAGGACTGGTTTGGTGATGGTATAGAACAGAAGATAGTTGAATCTGCTATTGTATTCTGGTTTAAGGATGCAGACTGCAAAGCTGAAAACAAGGTAGTAGAATATCTTGGAGAATACTAATAAGAAAGGGTAAGAGATAATCTTACCCTTTCTTTTTGCCTATATTGCAAGTATTTTACTTATATAAGTAAAAGCAATTTATTTACCATGTTGTAGATATGCAAAACTTTACTTACCTTTGCACTGTTTTAAGAACAAAAGGTAGAAGAATATGGAAGAAGAACTTAGCTTAGATAACATCTTAGGAGCAGAGGAGATTGAGAATCTGTTTGTAGAAGATAATGAGACACAGGGTACCCCACCTGCAAATGGGGAACCTCCCAAGAAAGAGGAGGAGCCAAGTAAGGATAAAGAAGAAACTACTGAGGTTGTTGATGTAGATAACTTATTTACTGATACACCAGAGAGCGTAGGTAGTGGAAAAGAAAATACAGAGGAAAAGGAAGATACCACTCCTAAAGGAGATGGCACTTCTCCCAAAAACTTCTACTCTTCCATTGCCAAAGCCTTGAAAGAGGAAGGTATCTTCCCAGACCTTGATGATGATGGCTTATCTAAGGTTAAAGAACCTGAAGACTTTAGAGATTTAATTGACCAACAGATAAAGGCAGGTCTTGATGAAAGACAGAAAAGAATTGATGAAGCCTTGAATGCTGGAGTTGAGCCTACAGAGATTAGAAAGTATGAAAATACTATGAGCTTCCTTGACTCTATTAAGGAAGAGAATATCTCTGATGAAGGTGATAAAGGAGAAAAACTTAGAAAAGACCTGATTTATCAAGACTTTATCAATAGAGGTTACAGTAAGGAAAGAGCTGCAAGAGAAGTACAGAAGTCTTTCAATGCTGGTACTGATATTGATGATGCAAAAGAGGCTTTGAAAAGTAATATTGACTTCTTCAGAGATAAGTATGATGAGCTTGTCAATGATGCTAAGTCAGAAGCAGAACAGGAAGAGAAAGAAAGAAAAGAACAGGCTGAAAAACTTAAATCATCAATCCTTAATGATAAGGATGTGTTTGGGGATTTATCAGTAGATAAATCAACAAGACAGAAGATTTATGATAATATAGCTAAGCCTGTGTATAAAGACCCAGAGACAGGAGAATACTTTACTGCTATCCAAAAGTATGAGATGGAGAACAGGACAGACTTCCTAAAGAACATTGGGTTACTTTTCACACTAACTGACGGCTTTAAGAACCTTGATGGTTTGGTGAAAGGTAAAGTAAAGAAAGAAGTAAAGAAAGGTCTTAGAGAACTGGAACATACTCTCAACAACACAGCAAGAACCTCAGATGGTAATCTAAAGTTTGTTAGTGGAGTTGATGAGGACCCTGAATCATTTATTGGTAAAGGGTGGAATCTTGATGTCTAAGCCTATAATATAGAGTAAAATAACTGATAAATTTAAGTAAAAATGGCTGGAAAATTAGGTAAGTTTCAAATGGTAGGCTTCCAACACTGGAAGGGTCTTACTAAGGAAAACCACCTTGGTTCTATCTTTCAGTTAGCTCCACAGAAGGCTACAAACCTAATGGTGCAACTGTTGGCTTATTACAGAGGAAAGACACTTGACACATTCCTAAATCAATTCCCAACAAGAGAGTTTGAGGATGATAATGAATACTACTGGGATGTTATTGGTTCTTCAAGGAGAAACATTCCTCTTGTAGAGGCAAGAGATGAAAATGGTACTGTTGTTACAGATGCCAGTGGTATGGTTGGAGTAGGCACTACTCCTTTCTATTTAGTATTCCCTGAGGATTGGTTTGCTGATGGTGAGTACATTGTAGGTAATCTGAATGAAATCTATCAGTTCAGAATACTTGGAGACCCAAGAATGGAGGGTACTAATGCAGTGTATAAGGTAGAGCTTGCTGGTGGTAATACAGCAGGTGTTCCTGCTGAAAGATTGCTTGCAGGTGAGAGATTCTCAGTTGAGGCTGCATTTGTTGAGAAGGAACTTTCAAGAAAGGTTGGTGATGTAAGATTTACAAGCCCTGTTTCTATGAGAAATGAGTGGTCTGTAGTAAGAATCCAACACAAGGTTCCAGGCTCTATGTTGAATAAGAAGCTGGCTGTAGGTATCCCTATTGTTAAGGAAACTGAGGGTAGATATACTAAGTCAGTTGCTACAATGTGGATGCACAATGTAGACTATGAAGTAGAAGAGCAATTCTCTGAGTACAAGAACAATGCACTTGCATTCGGTAGAAGCAACAGAAATGCCAATGGTGAGTATATGAACATTGGTAAGTCTGGAGGTGTAATAAAGACAGGTGCTGGTCTGTTTGAGCAGATGGAAGTTGCTAATACTATATATTACAACACATTTAGCTTGAAACTTCTTGAAGATGCTCTATATGAGCTTTCTGCTTCTAAGTTAGGTTTTGGAGACAGATACTTCTTGATTAAGACTGGTGAAAGAGGTGCTATCCAATTCCATAAGGAAGTACTAAAGACAGTATCAGGTTGGACACAGTTTGTTCTTGACAACAGCTCTATTGGTGTTATTCAAAAGACTCAATCTAAGTTGCACCAAAACTCATTGAGTGCTGGTTTCCAATTTGTTGAGTATAAGGCTCCTAATGGTGTTAGAGTTAAGATTGATGTAGACCCATTCTATGATGACCCAGTAAGAAATAAGATACTCCATCCAAATGGAGGTGTTGCATTCTCTTACAGATATGATATTATGTACATTGGTACAATGGACCAACCTAATATCTTTAAGTGTAAGATTAAAGATGACAATGAGTACAGAGGTTATCAATGGGGTCTAAGAAACCCATTCACAGGTCAAAAGGGTAATCCTTATATGTCATTTGATGAGGATTCTGCTATAATCCATAGAATGGCTACTCTTGGTATCTGTGTTCTTGACCCAACAAGAACTATGTCACTAATCCCTGCAATTCTACAGGGCTAATGATAAAGGGGGAGTAGGACAAGCTCCTACTTTCCCTTATTTTATTTCAATAAGTTAAGGAGAAGATATGGCAGAAAAGAAAATGGAAGAGAAGGTGGACTATACTGTACCTGACTTTGATATAGACAATACAGAAACTCCACTACAGGAAGTACCAAAAGAAGAGGCTATTGTAAAAAGCCCTAAGAAGACACAAAAGAAAGTAGAGGTATCTGATGATGCCTTAGTTAGTTGTCTAAGAAATGAGAAAATTATTGTAAGACATGTACCTAAGCTGACAGGTATGTGGGGTAATAACCCTAAGCATGTATTGTCAGGAGGTATGGCAGAAGGTGCAGTTAGAACATTTGTAGTACCAAGGTTATCTTCAGGTATGTTTGTTAATGTCCTTACAGACAAGGAAAAGACATTTCTTGAGGAAATAATGGGTCTTGAATATAATGCACTAAGTATCTATAAGAAGGTAGATAATTTCTGGGATGATTCCAATGAAAATGGTATTAATAAGGTAAGGTTGACAAAGCAGGATAACTACTTCAATCTATCTGACCCAGAGGATTATATCAGATATAAGATACTATTAGCCAACAAGGATTATATTGCTCCTTCACTGCAAGTATTGCAAGATACTCCTAAGGCTACTTACCAGTTTGTTATCATTTCTGAAGGTGAAGAGACTAAGGTTGCCAAGAACAACATGAGCACTACAATGATGTGCTATAAGGAATTTGGTAAGATTGAGGATGATATTGATACATTAAGAGTTATTGTTGAGACTATTGATGGCAGACCTACATCACAGACTGCTAAACTTGAGTTCTTGCAGACTAAGGTTAATAGCTTGATACAGGCTGATAGCAAGATATTCTTAAAGGTTATTACTGACCCAATGCTTTCTACAAAGGTTCTTATCAAGAAAGCTATAGAGGCAGGTCTGATTTCTAATAGAGGTAATTACCTATATTTGAGAAAAGATAATACTCCACTTTGTGAGGCTAATGAAGAGCCTACATTGAATGTAGCAGCTAAATACTTAAACTCTCCTAAGCATCAAGAACTATTGTTTACCTTGCAAGCAAGAGTAAAGAAGACTTAGATAAAATAATAAGTATGACAACACAGGAATTTTCTAATCAATTTGATATATTATATAATAATGCAAGCAATAGTGCACCTGGATTAGATGAATATGAAAAGTCTGTAATACTTACAAAAGCAGAAAAAGATTTAGTAAGAGATTACTTTAATAGTAGAACTGTTAAAACAGGAGAAGGATTTGATGATAGTCAAAAAAGACAATATGATTTTAGCACATTATTAAGAACTGTCAAATTAGAATTAAAATCTCTATTATTAATAGATTTTAATGGATATCAAAAGGATTTTAATATCTTTGATAATAGAAGTCTTATATATGTAGCTCCTCCTGATTTCTTTTTATCTATAAATGAAAGTATTATAGATAATAATAATAGAAGATACTCTGTATTGCCTATATCTTATTCTGAATATAACAGATTAATGTTAAAGCCTTATGGTTATCCATTAAAAAGACAAGCATGGAGAATTATATCAGATAGTTCTCCTACATTAGGAGAATATTCATGTACTTATGTAGAATTTCGGTCAGGTACTAGTAGGTTTCTTATAGTAATAAGAAGTAAAAGTTCTAAAGATTTATTTTTTCATATAAGGAGAGATTCATTAAGTACAGGTAATACATTAAAAGACCCTATAATAACAGTAAAGGACAAGTTTATAGATATTCAACTACTAATTCCCAAAGACAGAATGCTTAATTATTGGAATATGTATTTACAGAATGAGGATGCTCTTAAAAAAGGAAAACTAGATGAATATATATATCCGCTAGATGGTGCTATGAACGGAGCTTGGACTACTGAAGACATAAAACCTGTTGATATATATATACCTTCTTATAAAACACAAACAGGAGAATCAGTATCTGCGCCTGTATTTGAAATTATAGGTAATTTTCCTTCTTTTGAAGTAGAATACAATATGAGATATGTAAGAACTCCTAAGCCAATAATATTAGTAGATTTAAGCGAAGTTCAAGAAGGATTATCTATTGATGGATATAATAAAATTACAGAGTGTGAATTACCAGCAAATATGCACGAAGAAATATTACAAAGAGCTGTAGAATTAGCTAAAGCTACTTATCAAGGAGACTTGAACTCTATTATACAAACAGGCAATATAAGTGGTACTGAATTAGGATATCAAATTAAACAAAACTAACAATGACAACTGAAGAATTTTCTAATGAGTTTGACACCTTACTGAATAGCTATTCTACCATAGAGGCATTTGGAAAGACACCCAGCACTACTGAGCTTGATGAATATGAGAAATCTGTATTCCTCACTAAGGCTCAAGAAGATATAGTGATAGGTATGTATAATGGTAAGAATCCATTTGGAGACTCATTTGAGAAGACTGAGGAAATCAGAAGGTACTTGAGTACCCTAATAAAGACTTACACAACTAATGACAAGAAAACAGGATATACAGGACTATCCAAATCCTCAGTATTCTTTGAATTACCTAAAGATGATGACTTATGGTTTATAACCTATGAATCAGTTAATTTGAAAGATGATAAATTAGGATGTATAAGTGGTGAAGATGTCTCTGTAGTACCAATTACTCAAGATGAGTACCATAGAATAAGGAAAAATCCTTTCAGAGGTACTAATGAAAGAAGAGCTTTAAGGCTTGATTTGAGTGGTAAGGTAGTAGAGATAATATCAAAATATAATGTGGAGAAGTATCTTGTCAGATACCTTTCAAGACCTACTCCCATTATATTAATTGATTTGACAGATAACCTGTCAATCAATGGCGTGAGTGTAAAAACAGAATGTAAACTGAACCCTGTAATACATAGAGCTATACTTGAGAGAGCAGTAAAACTTGCCATCATGAGTAGGGTTCCAAGTACAGGAAAAGAATAAAACTATTGTATAATTTAATTAAATTAATATGGCGACATTTAGTACAAATCAGGTAAGACATCTTTATGTGGCAAAAGAACTAAAGAGTTCTCGTGTACTTGCAGCAGATGCTGCTGGCTCTATTGCAGTAAAGAGTGATACTGCAAAGAATCATCTGTACTTTGAATACAAGGGTGCTGACAACTTGATGAGAAGTGACTTAATTGACATCGAGAATATCCTTTATGCTAAGGCTACTGATGCTGATGATATGGCACATGAGTTGAAGGCAGTTACAGTAACTCTTGATAGTGAGGTAAATGCAGGTGCTCCTGTAGCTGGACAGGATTATATCCTAAGAATTGCATTCAAGCAGTATGTAGGTATGTCTGACGAGGACCAATACTTCAAGTATGGTATGGTACATGCTTATGCAGGCATGACAGCTTCAGACTTTTATAAGAAGCTGGCTCTATCACTGGCTAAGAACTTCAGTAGAGAGATAGTTCCTCTTGTTAAGTTTGTCTTGACAAATTCTGATGATGAGGCAGTTCCTGTAGATGCTACTACAAAGGAAAGCTCTCTAACTGAGACTTATAAAGCCCTTGTTATTGATGAGGTTGAGCAGCCTTGGAGACTTGGTGTTATGGAGCAAAATCCTGTATATTTTGAGGTACAGCCTGTTCCAGTTACTGTAAATGGTGATGAGAGAATTTGGGGTAAGGTAGAAGATACTGAGCCTGCTGGTATCATTGCTAATGGCAAGAAGATTGCAGACCTTGAGTACTTCTGCATGGGTGAGAGAGGTGATATTTATAGAGGAGTTGGCTATCCTAACAATATTCCTACCACTTACCTTGTAGACCCAACTGTTAAGTATAATGTGATTGACATCCACTATGCTTATGTAGGTAGCAATGAGAGTGTACAAAAGTCTGAAAAGACAATTACTCTTGTAGTACCAAAGATAGGCACTAAGAATAATGTAAGTAATGCTCTTGCTAATAGCATCATAGCAGCTATTAATACTGCAACAGGTTTAACTATAACAGAACTTGATAAGTCTGCTAGCTAAATAAGATTTATAAGGGAGGCTATTAAGTCTCCCTTTCTTTTTATATAAACATTTGATTATGGTACAATTTAATGAGTTAAGAATAGCCCCTGATGGGCAAAAGCTGATTATAGATGTATCTGTCAAGGGCTTAGAGTATTACACAAATGTATATCTTGATACTATACAGATAGATACTCAAGATACCTTTGTTGAATCTGGTCCAAGTAGTAAAATTGTATATACAGAAGTTATAGAAGGAAATACTAAGTCAGTCAGATTAGAACTGGGAACAGGAGACCTATTACCAACTCTTAATGACAATCTTTTCTTTGTGTATATTAGAACTAAGGGCACACCTGATGCAAATACTCCTTGTGGGATGGATAATATTACTACATTAGGAGTTGTATCTAACCTTTATCCTCTGTACCAACATGCCTTTAGTTACATCAAAGAATTGGGAGATACTTGCTCTATTCCTAAGAATTTCATTAACTACATACTTCAATATAAAGCATTTAAGCTTGCTATAAAGACAGGTCATTATACTGAGGCAATAAAGTATTGGAAGAAATTCTTTATGGGAATAAAGGATTCAGTGATAACTTCTAATTGTGGATGCTATGGACAAGGTACTTAATGAATCACTTACAAGATATTTCAATGTCCTATCAAAGTTAGGATATATGAGTTATTCGGAAGTAGATAAGCTGTTGGTGCTGATATTCATATATGATTTGCTTGAGAGTGATTGTAAGTCCTTTATAACAGAAGAAGAGTATAGAATCATAGACAATGCCTTATATTGCCTGTATGGTTCTACCTGTTTAATACCTTATCCAGAGTATATAGCAAGCACTTCAATCTCTTGTACAGGCAAGTCAGTATAATTATTACATTAATACTTCTAACATAAAAATAGTAAAGTCCTTGCAGATATAAGAAATTATGCTTATATTTGCAGGGATTTTTAGTTATAGCTAATAAATAAAATTATGAGTACATATAAAGAATTAACCTACATGGTACTTGATGAATTGAAACTGTACTCAGATGATGCCTCATATACAGAGGAGCATGTAATGTTTCTACTTGATAAGTATAGGGCATTCTTACTGAAACAGAGATATTCAGATGTAAAGAAGCAGATACCTGAGAGTAATTATCAGACTATATGCTTGGATTTAATTGAGGTACCTGCTATATCAGGTGAGCCTTGTGAAGGTGGTTCTTATCTAAGAAGTAAAAAGAAGATACCTTTCCTAATGAAGATAGGTAATCCCAAGGTATATCCAGTTGATTATTATCAAGGAGAGATTACTTATGTAAGTAGGGAAAGGGTGAGATATGTGGGGTATAACAAGTATCTGAGAAATATCATCTATGCTTCTATTGGTCCAGATAATTACCTGTATTTTAAGTCTTTCAATCCACAGTACTTGTATCTTGAAAAGGCAAGAATGACAGGTATATTTGAAGACCCACAGGCTGCATCAGAATTGCAGTGTCCTAATGAGAATGGTGATACAGTATGTGATGTATTAGATAAGACTTTCCCTATTGAGGATGCTCTTATACCCCCTATGATTGAACTTGTAGTCAAGGAGTTATTAGGTGCTGAGTACAGACCTAAAGATGAATCCAATGATGCAAAGGATGAGTTGTCAGAAGTAACATCTAAATAGTGAGTTATGGAGTCTTGTCAAGAAGAGAAAGATAAAGGATTGATTGATTTCCTAAACTCCATTAAAAAGGTAAATGAACCAAGGGTTCACAAGGTTAGAGGTTCCTATGGTGTATATGATGCCTATAAGTGGATAAGAAAGAATAGATGGCTTAATATAGGAAGGTGTCTTACAGAACATGAGTTCTATAGCATTATAAGGAAAGTCAATGATTACTTAGCTGATAGTTTCCTTCATGGTAATGATATTAAGTTACCACATAGAATGGGTAGAATAGAGCTAAGAAAATATGATGTGAGAATTAATCTTGATAGGGAAAAGGTCAAGACTAACCTACCTATAGACTGGGATAAAACTCTTAAATTATGGTATGAAGATGAGGAATCCTATAAGGAAAAAACACTGGTTAAAGTGGAGGAAAAAGAAATTTTTAAAGTCTACTATAATAAGCAATTAGCAGACTATAATAATCAGGTCTTCTATGAATTTAATGTCAATAGAGAACTGAAGAAGAGATTAAAACAAAGAATAAAAGAAGGAAAGATAGATGCTTTCAAGATATGAACTGGAGTGATTTGTCAATGAAAGATAGAGCTTCCTATATAAAATTAGGAATTGAAAATGGTATCTATAATCTTAATAGTATAAGAACTATATATAATTCCTTTGCAGAGGGAGGTCCTATTAAGGGAATGAGGGCTACTCCTACTTTGAAAAGGAAAAGCTGGGAAACTGATGAAGAGTATAAAAGGAGAATAAGTAGTTATAGTAATGTAGACACTGCTGCCATTATAGCAGAGAACCAAAGAATAATAGAAGAAAACAAAAGAAACAGGCAACAATATTTGCAAACTGAAGAGGGTAAAAGAAGACTAGCTCAAATACAGAAAGAGGAGGCAAAGATATTTAATAATATCAAAGTACCTATACAGAACACCTCCTCTTTAAATAGGAGTGCCAATATAATACAGGATTCCCTTCAATCTGAAATTAATAAAGCAAAGTCTTTAAGCAGTGAGATTAGAGAGGGTGCAAAATTGCAGCAACAAGAGAGGCTTGACAAATTAAATGATTATAAGAAAGGTACTGAGGCTACAATAACTGCTTTAGAATTAGGACTATCAGGAGCTTCATTATTAGGAGCTTATAGTAATTATAGGAATTGGGCAAATTCAGCAAATGTTGCTAAAAAGACTTTGGCTAATCTATTACAGAAAGCACAATTACCTATGCAAGTAGGAGGTACTATGATTGATGCTTATCAGACATTTGATGCTATACAGAGTGGAGAACCTTTTGAGACTTATTACAATGGTACAAGTATGGGACTTGGGACTGCTGGTAGTATAGGAGCATCTGATGTATTCTTAAATAGCAGATTCCATAATCCAAAAGTGGATAGGGTTTTAGATGTATTAGGTATTCTTCAGAATACAGGAGACTTCATTAAATTTGGATATGATACTTTAACAGAAGATAAATAATGGTAAAAGAATATAACTACATAAATATAAGAGAAGCTCTGAGTAGAGTATTAAGACACCCTCTTCTTCAAGATGTAACTCTTGAGCAAGCTGTGCAATATACTATTGATTTTATTGGTATATTTGGCATGCCAAAGTTATATCAAGATAAGGAGGAAGTTCTTCATATAGAGGACTTCAGAGCCAAGCTCCCTTGTGATTTAATATCTATCAATCAGATTAAAGAATGTAAGACTGGTGTATGTCTTAGAAGTATGACAGATAATTTCATGCCAAGAGAACACTATGACAGAAGTGCTGGCTACAAGATACCACAAGAATTGTCTTTCAAAACACAAGGACAAGTACTATATGTATCCTTCAAGACAGGAGATGTGTCAGTGTCCTATAAGGCAATCCCAGTAGATAAGGATGGATTTCCACTACTTATTGATAACCCTGTATTCCTGAAGGCACTTGAAGCATATATTAAGAGAGAGGCATTTACTATTCTGTTTGATATGGGCAAGATTGCACCTGCTGTACTACAGAACACTCAGCAGCAATATGCTTGGCTGGCTGGTCAATTGCAGAGTGAATTTACTATCCCCTCACAATCTGAAATGGAAAGTATATCAAGAATGTGGAATACACTTGTACAAAGAACAAGTGAGTTTAATAATGGGTTCTCATCTCTTGGTAATAAGGAATATATTAAACTACAATAACTATGCAGAAAGTAGTACAAATAAAAACTAAAGGTATGCAGAGAGATTTATCAGCATCTGCATTTAATTCAGAATATGCTTATGAAAATAAGAATATGAGAATTATGCCTACTAATGAATCAACTCTGCTTAGTCTTATAAATGAAAAAGGTAATTTACTAGCAACAATAAAAGGACTCACTAATGGTATTGAAGGAATACCTATAGGTCAAATAGTGGTAAATGATATACTTGTATTGTTCACTTGTGATAGTAATCCTAAAGTATCTACAATAAATGAAGATGATTTAGAAGCTCAACCAACTGTAGATACATATAATGATAAGATATATAAAATATGGTTTAAAGACGGAGTACTTACAGGTAAAGAATTATATAGTGGTAATCTTAATTTCAGTTATCAACATCCTATAGAAGCTTTATCTTTTTATGAGAATGAAGAACTTATTAAAGTGTACTGGACTGATGGTATTAATCAACCAAGAATGATTAATATAGCTGCTGATATTACTGTAGTAGAATCCTATAATAATAATTCATTTGATTTTGTAAAAAAGATAGAATTTAATGAAGAAGTTACCATTAAAAAGAATGAAGTATCTAATGGAACTTTTGCTCCTGGAGTTATACAATATGCTTTTACATATTTCAATAAATATGGTCAGGAAAGTAACATATTTTATGTATCACCTTTGTATTATCTGTCTTATAGTAATAGAGGTGGAAGTCCTGAAGATAAAGTAAATAATAGTTTTGATATAGAGATTACAAATGCAGATACAAATTTTGATTATATAAGAGTCTATTCTATACAAAGAACAAGTATAAATGCAACACCTAATGTAAAAAGAGTAGTTGATTTAGCTACATCAGAATATACAACTAAAATAACTTATACTGACAATGGATTATCTGGAGATTCCATTGACCCTACAAACTTATTATATGTAGGTGGAGAGGAAGTTATATTTGGTACTATGACTCAGAAAGATAATACTTTATTTTTAGGAGACATACAATTAAAGAACAGGAAAATTAGTAGACCTGTAAAAATACTTCTTAAAGGTAAAGATATAGTTTTTACAACTGAATTAAGGTCTATAAAATCTCCTAAAGCTACAGGTTATTATCCTTATTATAATCAGTTAAAACAACCTTCTAATGAGATAAAGACATTTAAATATCTTGAACATTATAGATTTGGTATACAGTTTCAGCATAAGACTGGTAAATGGTCAGAACCTATACACATTAAAGATGTTGTAAATGACCAACATATAGAATCTACATTCTATGAAAGTGATAGTATAAAGATACCTACTGCTAAATTTATATTAGATGATACTACTATTATTAATTATCTTCACAATAATGATTACGTCAGAATAAGACCTGTTGTTGTATACCCTAATATTAATGATAGAGAATGTATATGTCAAGGTATTTTATGCCCTACTGTATATAATGTAGCTGATAGATTCAATAATACACCTTTTGCACAATCTTCTTGGTTTACTAGACCTAATGCTCCTTTTGATGAATATAAATCTTTTCACGATGTTCAGAGTGGAGGTAGATGGTACGCAGATTGGAAAAGAATGGATTTACCCTCAGGTATACCAAGTGAGCCTAGTATATATTCAAAAGCAGCAGTAATGTCTAATAATTCTACAATAGTCAAATATGACGATAAGGATTATACAATAGATTTGTCAAGTAAAGGTGCTTGGGCAGAATTTAGACATAATAGACCTATCCCTGGTAATGATAATAGAAATGCTGAAATACAATGTATTTGGAATCCACAAGAAAACCCTTATGTATCTAAAGAATTAAGTGATTCTGACTTGAGTAGTTGGGTATCTAATAATGCTGAAAACTACTATATAGACCAATCTATATTGACATTACATTCACCTGATATTGAGTTTGATGATAATATAAAGAACCTAGATACATCAAACTTGAAATTAAGAATTGTAGGTATAGTTCCTTTATCAGCGTTTGTATCAGATATAGATATACAGACATCTACGCCTGTAAACAATTTCCATGACAGTACAGAATTACCTATAGGATTTTATAAAGAACCTATAGGAGTAGAAAATGACTTTAGCTATGATGTAACAACAATACATTTAGGCAATTCTCATTTTGGATGGAGAGGTTTAATGTCAGGAGCTTTTTGGTTTGATGAAATCACAGGATATAGAAAAGGTACTGGCAATCCTGATAATCTTACTACAGGATTTGTAGTATATCCTTGGCATAGAAATGGGTCTTTGAATAATACAAAGTTTGCTACAGATGGATATAAATCAGCAGTACTTGACAAGAAAAAAATGTCTAATTTAAGATATTCTTATAAGACATATTATCTTGATGATAATTATATATGGAATGCTTATATTAAAAATAATAGTACTAGAACTGGTATATCTGGTGTATCTATATTTGATTCAAATGAAGTGTCTTTAGTAAAGATTCCTGCACAAGAAAATTCAGGATTACCTGATATAAATTATTATGGTAATGTAGATAAATTACTTATATCTTCAAGAATAGGTACTAAGAAAGACGGTTATCCTATTATGACTACAGGAACTCAAAATGCAGCTACGGATGCACATAAACTATTTATTAGTGAATATATACAAGTAAATAGTAAGTTTACTGAACAGACTACTGGAGTTGACCCTGTAAGAATAAAATATAAATCAACACCTCATGCAGTATTAGCTTTGAATTATACAACTGCTGGAAACCCTAGAATATTGCCTACTATTAAAGATGGTAAAAATTCAACTCAATGGGATGTTAATTTAAGAAGTATAAATATAAGTGATAGGTGTTCTTTTTGGGATAAGAATAAAAAACCTATTAACATAAATCAAGATAGTATTAAGTTAGCTATAGGTCCTATACATAATGTACCTAGTATACAACACGGGTGGTTATGGTTAGGAGAATTATATAATGACAATGTACAAAATAGATTTGGCGGAGATACAGATGAAGCACTTGAAAATAATCAATGGCTACCTTGTGGAGAACCTGTAGATATTATTGACAAAGAAACAAATAGTCCTAAAACAAGTATTGAAATTAAATTTACAGAAGGAGATACTTACTATCAAAGATATGACCATATAAAGACATATCCTTTTACTTTAGAAGACCAAAACTCTGTAACAGATATTGTGTCTTTTATGTGTGAAACTAGAGTTAATCTTGATGGTAGATATGATAGAAATAGAGGACAAACCAGTAATTTCCATATAACTCCCAGTAACTTTAATCTAGTAAATGAAGTATATTCTCAAACCAATAACTTCTTTACTTATAGAGCAAGTAATCCTAATAAGATTAATCTTGATGATTTTCATAATACTATTACTTGGACTAAGACTAAGACATCAGGAGAATTTATAGATTCTTGGACTAATATAACACTTGCATCTACATTGGATTTAGATGGAGACAAAGGTTATATAAGAGCATTAAGAAGAATAAACAATAATATAATTGCTTTCCAAGATAAAGGTATTAGTCAGATACTTTATAATGAGAATATGCAAATATCTTCTACAGAAGGAGTGCCTATTGAAATAGCTAATAGTGGTAAAGTAAATGGTAAAAGATATTTATCCGATAAAGTAGGATGTACTAATAAATGGTCTATATGTGAATCTCCTAATGGATTATATTTTATAGATGATATTACTAAAGGTATTTATTTGTTTAATGGACAATTAAATAATCTATCTGATAAATTTGGTTTTCATTCTTGGATAAACAGTAACTCTACTTTGGATATATGGAATCCTGTAGATTTTGATAACTTTGTTACTCATTATGATAAAATAAATGGTGATGTATTCTTTACTAATAAAAATGAATGTCTTGCCTTCTCAGAATCTTTAGGACAATTCAGTTCATTCTATAGTTATGAAAATACTCCATACTTTGTTAATATAGGTGATAGAGGTTTAGCTATCAAAAAGAGTGATACTACTTATAAAGTATGGTTGCATAATGAAGGAGACTATAATATGTACTTTGGTAAATATCAGCCATTCTACACAACCATTATAGCTAATCCAGATATGCCTATGGATAAGATATTCAATACTGTGGAATTTAGGGCAGATAGTTGGAATAATGAGGAATTACTTAATACAACATTTGACACTTTGACTACTTGGAATGAGTATCAAAAGGGAAGTATTGAATTAGTAAATAAGGAAGGTAAGCCCTCTAATTTAAAGAGAAAGTTTAGAATATGGAGAGCTAATATACCAAGAGATAATGTGTCTAATAGATACAGAATGAGAAGTCCTTGGTTATATATAAAATTAGGTATGTATACACAGAATACAAACAAAACTATATTACATGATATGATAATACATTATACAGAATAAAGATAAAGAGTTATAAGTTAAACACTTATAACTCTTTTACTTTTTGGATAATATCCTTGTATAATTCAAATATTTTGTTTATCTTTGCAAACAAATTAGTATGATATGGCTAAAAGAAAAGTTATGAGAAGGTCTAATAGACCATTTACATACAACCCTCATTACTATAATTGGGGTGGTGATTTCAAGAATGCTTTAGGTGGAACTAAACCTTTTGACTTGAAAGGCACTTTCAGTGGAGGCAATGTTGCTGGTATGCTGAAGGGAGGCTTAGCAAGTGGTATAGGTAGTGCAGTAGGTAATATTGCAGGTGGTGCTATTAGTGGAGGACTTGAATCAGGTGCAGGTAGTGCAATCAGTAACATTGGTGGCACTATAGGTGGTGCAGTAAGTGCAGTTAATCCTGTGCTTGGAGGCATCATATCTGCTGGTACTGGTATTATTGGAGGTCTTACAAACAGAATGTTTGGCTCCAAGTTAAATAAGGAGAAGATTGCTGAGGTTGAAGGAAGCAATAAAGCTATAAATACTGTTATGGTAGATAGTAGCAGTGCTGATTCTATAGAGGACCAATGGGCTAATCAAGATTTTGGAGCAGACTTCTCTAAATCAGATATTGGTAAAGATGGTTGGTTCAGCAATAAGGCTAAGAGAAAATATAAAGCATTGAAGAAGCAACAAGACATTGCAAGGAATAGAGCCTTGACTTCTTATGAGAATGCAGCAGAAGCAGCAGATACTCAGTCAGACCTTAATGCTATGGCAAGTTTTGCTGCTTTTGGTGGTCCTCTTGGTATATGGGGAGGATATGGAAATGGAGCAATAGGCTATGAATTGGCTAAGGAGAACTTAGGTATTAAGGCTCTTAATGCTGCAAATAAAGGTAGATTAACTTCGTTACCTAACTCATTTGAATCTCCAGAGTTGAATACATTTGCTGAAGGAGGTAAAATACATATTAAACCCTCTAAGAGAGGAACTTTTACAGCAGCAGCTAAAAAGCATGGAAAGTCCGTGCAATCATTTGCTTCACAGGTATTAGCTAATAAGGAGAATTATTCTCCTGCTATGGTTAAGAAAGCTAATTTTGCAAGGAATGCTGCTAAATGGCATAGCTTTGGAGGTGACTTAAATACTAATGGTGCTGACTTTAGTAATGGTCAAACCATTATAGGTAATGGAGGAACCCATGAGGAAAATCCTATGGAAGGTGTACCTATGGGAATGGATACTGAGGGAAACCCAAATCTTGTAGAGCAAGGTGAGGTTATATTCAATGACTATGTATTCAGTAATAGATTATTTGCTGATGGTGGTCTATTGGAAAATTTTAATCTCCCTAAGTCCTATGATGGGCATTCTTTTGCTGCAATAGCAGAGAAGTTAGGTGATGAATCAAAGGAGAGACCTAATGACCCAATAAGTAAGAGGGGACTAATGAGTTCTATGTCTAGATTACAACAAGCTCAAGAGACTGTAAGACAACAGACCCAAGAAGGTCAAGAAGGAGTACAATATGCTCATGGTGGTAGAATGGGTACATTATTTGATGGTTTTGGTCAATACCCTAATCATTTATTTACTATAGATGATGATAATGTTCCTGAGGGTACAATGTTTGACCCTATTAGTAATAGGTATGTATTTACTGGTTATCAAGACTCAGATGTTAAACCATTGGACTTTGGTCCAGGAATAACACTATCAGGTGAATGGGTAAAAGAGCCTAAATATATGGCAAGGGCTGCTGCTAAGAGAGCAGGATATGATGTAGGAAGCTCTTTGGATGATTATAATAAAAACCCAATTAAGGCTCCTGAGAAGAAAAAGAGTGCTGCATCAAAATTACTTGATGCTACAAATTTAAGATATGCTCCTGTAGTAGGTGCTGCAATAGGATTAGGTCAGAACTTATTTAGTAGACCAGACTATACAAGTGCAAATACAATACTTGAAGCAGCTAACCAAGCAGGTAATTATACTCCAATAGGTTACACTCCAATAGGTAACTATCTGCAATATAGACCTTTTGATAGGAACTTCTATCTAAATAAACTCAATGCACAAGCAGGTGCTACAAGAAGGGCTATTATGAATACTACAAGCCCTTCAAGGAATGCAACCTTACTTGCAGCAGACTACAATGCTCAAGGCAGATTAGGAGACCTTGCAAGACAGGCTGAGGAATATAACTTGGCACAAAGACAAGCTGTTGAAACCTTTAATAGAGGCACTAATCAAGCCAATGCTGAGATGGGACTCAAGGCTGCAATGGCTAATCAAGAAGCTGCATTAAAGGCAAGAAGTTCAAGGCTAAGTGGTATTGCACAAGCTATGGCAGTAAGAGATGCTGTTGATGCAAGAAGAGGTGCAAGTATGAGTGCTAACCTTACTAACTTCTTTAATTCTCTTGGAGATATTGGTAGAGAAGAGTATAGCAGAAACATGATTATGAGTAATCCTGCATTATACTACTCTATTGACAGCAAGGGTAATGTTACATATAAGAATGGGTATGAAACTCTTAGTGAAGCAGAGAAGAAAGAAGTAAGGGATGCTGCCAACAAAGCTAAGAAGAAAAAGAAAGCTAAGGGTGGTTATTTAACTATTAAGAAGAAGTAATATGGCTAATTATAGTTTAGTAATAAATTCACAATTCAAGCCATTCTCTTATCAAGAGATGCTGGCTCCAACCTTGATGGCAACTCAGGCTCATCAAGAGTTGGAGAACCAGTATGGAGACCTTGCTACTAAGGCAAGTGTATGGGAGGAAATGGCTAATGAACAGACTGACCCTTATGCTTACAAGATGTATAAGACCTATGCAAATGACCTTGAAGAGCAAGCAGGTCAGTTGGCAAGAGAAGGACTTAATGCTGCAAGTAGAAGGGACATGCTCAATATGAGAGCAAGGTATAGCAAGGAAATAACTCCTATTGAGCAAGCCTATACAACAAGACAGAAACAAGCAGAACAACAACAGCAAGCACTCCTTCAAGACCCAACATTGATGTTGAGTAGAAGAGCTGCAACTACAAGTCTTGATGATTACATAAGGAATCCTCAATTAGCTTATGAAGCATATTCAGGCAAGCTAATTACTGCACAGGCTGCAAGTGCTGCATCTGCATTGGCTAAGGAAATGCAAGAGAAGCCAAGGAAATGGAGAAGCATCTTAGGTAATTCATATTATGAAACTATGATGCAGAAAGGCTTTAGTTCTCAAGCAGTATTGCAGGCTATACAGGATAATCCTAATGCTGCTCCTCAACTTACAAGAATTGTTGAAGATGCTATTAATTCAAGTGGTGTTAGAAACTGGGGAGACCAAGCTACTATTGCAAGGGCTATTGACTATGCTAAGCAAGGTCTATGGAGTGCAGTTGGTGAAACTCAATACCAGACTCTTGATAATTGGAGAGCTAAGATGGCTGAGCAAGAGGCTATGCAAAAGAGAGCAGAAAAGAGAGCTGCCGCAAGAGAAAATCAAGGTAGACTGAATAATCTTGCTATCAATCCTTTGAATATCTACAGTAGTAGAGAGTTGAGTAAAGATGAGAAGAGGTATAAGGAGAGTATGAAGAGATACTCCAAGTACTTTTATAAAGATAGTCATGGTCAGATGAGAATGACTTATGCAGGATGGAAAGAGTATAATAGAAATGCTACCCCAAGAGTAACATCAGCAGGTTCTGGTAGTGGTACTGCAAGACTTATGAACGTAGAAACACAAATGCAGAATGGTAGTAAGAAATTTACTCCTACTACATTCAGACAATTTATGGATAACTTAGGTGCTTATAAGGTAACAAAGGGTAAGTGGCAACCTGGTAATCTTGGTAATGTATGGAGCAGGTATGTTAATTCTTCAGCAGGGAGAACTTCAAGGTATGATGCTACAAGAGTTACTGAGTATGACTATCCTATTGCAGGTGCTCAGCAGGGTGATATGAAGGATGCTATTATGACTGCTGGTAGAGGATTAAGTCTGAAAGAAGTAGATTATGATAGCAAGTCTAAGAAATTCAAGGATACAGGTGAGGAAATCACTATGGAAGACTTGAAGAGTGATAAGTACAAAGTAACTGCTACAAGATTTAGTCCTTATGGTGCTACTGTAATGATACAAGATGACAAGGGTAATGTAAGAAGATATAGAATGCCTGCTGGTATTAATACAACTAATGAACAGAATAGGGATAGGGCAATGACTGCTGCAAATCAATGGCAACATGTAGTTAGTACAGGTCAATATACTGATGCAAGGGGTAATGTACATCAGGCTACTCCAGATGAGATTACTTATGCTCAGCAACAATATGCTAATTCTATACAACAAGCCTACTTATTCCACTCTCAATTAGGAGTACAAAATAAGACAAAAGAACAAGAATTTAATCCTTATGGATATTAAGATATGGCAAAAGAAACTAAAGTAAAAGATATAGATATTACTAAGAGTGGTCCAATGACTTTTAGAGATTTGCAGAAAGCAAATCAAGAGCCATATACTAACCTTAGTCCAGAGTTTAAGTCATTCAGTATGAATGTAGGAGCAAATACTGCTCCTACTTCACTGTATGATGCAAGGGCACATGGTGAGCAGATGGTACAATCATCCTTAGAGGGAACTACTACACCTTGGGGTGAGAGTATGTTTGATGAACCTACTGCAACTGAGGCACAGTTTCAAGAGTTAGGGGATATAAGAGCTGAAAACCAACCTTGGTATGCACAGATAGGAGCAGGTCTTGCTAAGGGTGCTATACTTGCAGGTACTACTTTCCTTGATGGTACTGTAGGCTTAATACTTGGGGCTGGTACTGCAATAGGTGAAGACAGATGGTCTGGTCTTTGGGATAATGACTTCTCTAAGGCTATGCAGTCTGTTAATGAATGGTCTGAGCAGGCATTGCCTAACTATTATACAAGGGAAGAACAAGAACAGCCTTGGTATGAAAATATCTTCACTGCCAATTTCTTAGGTGATAAGTTTATCAAGAACTTAGGTTTTACAGTAGGTGCTTTCTATAGTGGTGGTGTTACTGCTGCTGGATTGAAAGCAACTAAATTACCTCAACTTATTGGTGCTATTGCTAAGTCTTCAAAGGCTCCAAAAATAGTTACTTCTGCTGTAGGTGCTGTTACTTCTGCTGTAAATGAAGGTAGAATTGAAGCACTTAACAACAGTAAGGATTGGTTTGAACTTCATAAAGCACAGCTTGATGATACTTATAGAGACAGGATACAAGCTATACAGAATAGGTATGAAGATACTAAAGGAACTCTTGTGAGAACAAGAGAGGGTCAAATGGTAGACCCTGCATACATAGAATATCAGAATGCTATAAAGAAAGAACAGGAGTCTTATAATGCAGCTTTAGGCAAACTGAGTGAGGACAGATTAAAGATGGGTAATGCAGATTTACTTATGAATATACCTATCCTTACTGCATCTAACATAATTCAGTTTGGCAAGTTATATGCTAATGGATTCAAAACTGCAAGAAAGGCTACTAACATAGTAGGTAAGGCAGGAGAATATACTGCTGGTACTACTAAATTGGGAGCAGGTTTAGCTATAACTAAAGGTGCATTGTCTGAAGGTACTGAAGAAATTACTCAAGGTATGGCTAGTAGAATATCAGGTAATTATTATTCTACTGATGTAAATAACTTCTACAAGTCAAAGACTGACCCAGAGGCTGCACAAGAAACTCTGAGTTGGACCAAATCATTTGCTGAGGGAATTAATGAGACAGTAAATGATGGCTCTGCATGGGAAGAGTTCTTTATTGGTTCTTTGACAGGTGCATTAGGTATGCCAAGATTTAGAGGAGTTAGAAGTGAGTCAGGTTCACTACAATCTCCTATTACTATTGAAGGTGGTGCTATAAATGAGTGGAGAGACTATAATGAGAAGATAGCAAGGGAAAATGAGATTGCTAACTACATGAATAGCAGGATAAATTCTCCTGAATTTAAGAACTACTATCAAGGTCTTATCAGGCATAATAAGTATCAGAATGATATGAACAGAGCTGCTGAGGAAGGTGATGAGTTTAACTTCAAGAATGCAGAACATGCTCAATTAGTATCTGATATTGCTATGTTTGATAATGCAGGTAGGATGGAAGACCTTACTACTCTGATTGATGCAGCATTTGATACATCAGATGAGAATCTTGCCTCTATTGTGGAAAATACCACAACTACTCTTGAAGATGGCTCTAAGGTAGGTCCATTTGTTGATAAGAATGGTAATCCTATGTATGCTACTCCAGAGGGTAAGCAGGAAATGATAGATAAGTTGCAGCAGAACCATAATGAAATGACCAATACTATCAACAATTATCTGAAGATAAAAGATGAGCTTGATATTAAAACAGGTCAGCAATTATCAGATGACCAGCTTGAAGAATTGACATGGATGAAGTCTCAGATAGGCAACTGGGCTGAGAGAGCAACAGCTATGTCTGGAGAGGTAGAGTCAGTTATTGGTAATGTAATAGGTAACTTAGATTCACTTCTTAGATTCAATCAACAAGTTAGGGATTTTGAAGGTCAACATCATGCTGATTTAACTGATAGATACAGACAAGCAGATAAGAATGTAAGAGCCATTGAAGGTGCTATTAACACTCTTAATATGGTTAGAGGTCAGAATGATAAGGTACTGGCTTATAGATTAGCAACTAATCCTAAGTTTGTAGATGGTCTTATCAAGGAAATTAATGAGGTAGATGAAACTGTACTTAGTGCAGATGAGAAGCAAGATATTGTAACTAAGCTGAATGATATTGTCAAGTTAGGTAATGCCTCAAAGACATATAATGCAAAGTTAAAAGAGTACCTCAAGAACCCTCAAAAGCAAGCAGAAGACCATGCAAGAGCTGATGAACAAGCTGCACAACAAGAAGCTAAGAAGAAGTCTGATGACCTAAAGGCATCTTTGAATGCTGCACAGAACTTGCAAGAGTTCAGAAGTACAATAGATGCCCAAGATGATACAGAGAATAGAGATAGAGTTCTAAAAGAACTTGAGGATGGAGGCAGTGAAATGGCTAAGAACTACAGAGAAACTTCACAATACAATAATGAAGTGAGGAGAGTTCTTAATGAGTCAGATGCAGAACCACAAGTTAAGCAGGATGCTATGAAACTCCTTCAAGACCAGTTCAGTAACTCTGAAAATCTTGAACAATTAGCTAATCCCAATTCAATTTATATTAACAATGAGAATGCCTTTGATGAAGATTCTGAGGGAGATGTTGAGTTGTCTGCAACAAGATTCCAAGAAGCTCAATATGCTTTGCAGAGTGCAATGTCAAGAGTAAACAATGATAATAGATTCAAAGACAGATTCTCTAAGGAGTATAAGAAACCTGTTGAGGTAGTTAGACAGACTACTGAAAAAGATGGAGTTAAAACTACTAAATACGGAAAGAGAAAGGGAGATAAAATAATTAGTGGTACAGGTCTTAGCATAAATAAAGATGATATTCCAGCATCAGAATTAGAAAGTATTGAAGATATGCTTAGTGATATGGGAGATACAGCTAAGTTTGAACTACTTGAACTAAGAGAAAAAGATGGAAAATATGCTGGAACTGTAAGAGTTAATGGTCTTATAGATGGTGCTCCTGTTATCGATAACTTTGAATTTATATTTGACAAAAACCCAGATAAACTAAGAGGTGATGATAGGACTGCTACAGGAGATAGTGGTACATCTACTACACCTCCTGTAACAAGTAGTGAGGCTCTACCTACAACAGAATTACCTGTAGGTAATATAACTGCTGAAATGGTCAATGAGGAGAATAAGAAAGCCAATGAAAGGGTAGAAACTCCACAGAGACCAAGTAGAGATACTTCTAATCAATTCTATAGACCTGCTATACCTGAATTACATATAGAAGCAAGTAAAGAAGGAGACTTTAGACCATTTGATGTAGTAGTAGGTGAAAGAGAAAAAGGTGTAGATTTCTCTGGCATTTACGGTTATCTAAGAGATAGTGGGGCATTTAGATACTTAAATGAGGGTAACTTAAAAGCAGGTGATGAACTTGGCTTTATGATTGACCCTTCATTTAATGACCATACTATATTTATTATAGATAAAAGGAATGGTCAGGTAGTAGGTAGTTTAGATGAATCTGACTATAGTGTTTCAAGGTATGAGGGTCTGAAGGGTCTTGAAGAGAGAATAAGAAAGGAATATGCTCAGAGAGGCTCTCAACCATCTACTGTAATTAATTATACTGAGAATACTGATACACCAAAGGATGAGTTAATTCACATTACTAATACAAGTGGTGGACTTTCTCATATAGGAGAACTTAAAGAGTGGTCTAAGAAAGTCGGAGATGTTAGAAAGGAATCTGATGGCTGGGGTACTTACAATGGTCTTACTTATTATAAACAATCCCAAAAAGGAGGTAGAGGTGGAGACAATATCACTATATGGTTTAAAACAAAGCCTTCTAAGGGTGTTGAGCTTAATTTACAACAAGCTATAGATTCTTCTAAGAGGCTAGATGAGTTAGGGGACAAAATAGCAGCCTTGATAAGAACTTTTTCAGTAACTCCAAAAACTCAATCTAAAGGTAAGTTCATTGCCACACCTACTACAAGGGTATCTAAAGTAATGGTAGGTAGGATTCCTTATGGTAATACTGAGAGGAGTCTATCTGAGATACCTAATGTATCTTCAACTGATAGAAAGCCTATCTTTGGTATTATAAAGAATGGTGTTCTTACTACTAATAGTAAGATTGATGACAGCCTTATCATCAAGCCAGTAGATATGAGCCAAAAGGAAGGTAGATTATATCTGCTTATACCTAATGGGGCTGGTAAGTATTCTCCTGCTGCTGTAAGAGTTAAGCACTTCAATAATGAGGAGTTCAACCTAAATGACAGTTCAGTAAGTTCTACTCCTGTTGGAGAAGATATAAAGAATGCCATTACTAAGTTATCAACTGCTACATCACAGGATGATGTATCTGCTGCTATGCAAGACTTGGCACAAGACTTGTATATGCAGGATATTATGGTTACTTGGTTTAGTAGTAAGGCAGGTGATGGTATTGTTATCAGTAAGAAGGTAAGAAAGCCAGATGGTACTTATGAGAAAGTAATCATTAATGGAAAGGAGCAAATCAAGGAGGACAAGTATGATGTATATTTCTCTACAAGTAGTAAGAGTGCAGAGATTGGAGGTATAAACTTTGATGCAACTGCTCTTGAAGACTTGGGAGATACAAGTGCATTAGGTACTCCTAAGAATCCTGAGGATATATACAATGAGATACTTGGACACCTTGTTAAGTTCAATCTTCCTTTACAGGTCAGCACAAGAAGAATAAATGAGGGTGCATACAACAACAGATTGATAAACTCTAATATCCTTACTTCAAATATTACTGAGGCTTCAGTAAGAAGTAACTGGTTCACAACTGATTACTTTGATAATGAAGGTAATCTGCATCAGGCTATAAGCCCAGCTTCTGTAGCCCCCCAGCCTAAGAGGAAAGTAGAAACTCCTGTAGGTGGTACTGAGGGTGCTATTGCAGGTACAAGAATAGTATCTGTATTCTCAAATAAGCCATACTATGTGGACTTAAAGACAAATACTATTAGGGATGACCAAGGTAAAAGTGTAGCAATTACTAATGATAATAGAATATTATTTGATTTAGCTTGGGCACAAGATAACTTTGGGGATTCTACTAACTCTTCAATGATGGTAGATAACAAAGTTCTTACTCCTGATGGTAAAGTACTTGATAGAAATAAACAGAGGTATCTCAGTGGTCAGGATGCACAAGATGTAAAGGATACTATTGCAGGTAGAAAGAAGGAAAAAGAGGATAGAGTTGCCAAGTCTAAAGAAGTTATCAGTGAAATATATGAGAACCAAAAGAAGGTAGATAAGACAAGAACTGATGGTGAGTTCTATTATGTACTTGAAGACGATGGTGAATATCATCAGTATAGTAGAGTGCATAGTAGATTAGGCTCAAATTGGATACAATCTGAAAAGCAGACAAAGGCTCTTGAATTAGCAAGACTTAATCTTAGCAAGTTTGTAGATAATCCTACTCAGTATGAGAATTACCTGAAATACTTGGAGAACAAGTTTAAGGTAGACTTGACTGCCTACAGAGGTAAGACTGATGCCAAGAGTAGAGATACTATTGTGAATATAGTAAGAGACAAGATGTCTGGTACTAATTCACAAAGAGCACTTGATGCTGGTTCAGCAGTAGATAGTATCATCAGACAGTACTTTACTATAAGAGATGTGTCTAAGATAGCAAGACCATCCAATATGCCGGAAAATGCTTTCATAGATTTGATTACTTCCCTTAATAGGATTAAGTCAAATATGGAGCAAATGGGAGAAAGATTCCTTGCTGATAATATAGTATTGTTCCAAAAATATCCTGATGGTACAAGAGTTGCAGGTGAGGTTGATATTCTATCTGTTGATAAGAATGGTAACTTTAGAATCTATGATGTAAAGACAAGTAGATATAGCTTCTATGACTTTACAGATAGATATGGTCACAAGGTTAATTACTTTACTACTCCATCTGCTACCCAGAGAATGAGTGCAAAGGATTACTATACTTTACAACTTTCTGCTTACAAGAACTTATTTGAATCTCAGTATGGTGTACCAGTTACTAAGTTAGCTGTAATGCCATTTGTATTGAGTTATGATAAGGAGAATGTATCATCAGTACAAAGTGAAAAGGGTATTCCTATTGCATATAATCCTGCTGTTAATGTGCCTTTAGTAAGTAATGTTAAGGTAGATAAGCCTACAGAAGCCCCTGCTACTCCAGCACAAGCTCAAACAGTATTACCTATCTTTGAGACTTCATTAGAGACACAGAATCCTATTGAGGACTTAACTCCTGAACACAAATCTACTGATAAAGATAAAGTAGGTTATTTTGAGCTGGATGGCAAGTTACATAAGGGATATATGACTCCTCTTACTACTATTGATGGAGTTGAAATTCATATAACTAAGGTTCCTAATATTACAAAGGGATTTGGTAGACAAGGGGAAGCAGCCCATGTAGCTTCAAATAGTTTCTATGCAGTATTCCCTAATGGTAAGACATTCTCATTATTGAGAAATAATCTTGTACAGGGTGGTAAAACTCAAGAAGAAGTAGAAGGAGCTATCAAGAAGGCTCTTGAGGGTAATATACAAAGAGTTAAGGATTTATCATCAGAAAAGACTATATTGTTTGACCCTAATGCAGTGCCTACTGTAAGTGCTACTCCTATTACTACTGTAGAAACTCCTGCAACTATTAATCAAGGTAATACCCAAACAGGTGCTGCCTATACTGCCCAAAAGGAACAAGCAATAAACAATAAGAAAGCTTCAAGAACAAGACATAAATTAAGAAAAGTAAAATCACTTGATTATGAAAAGTGGGATGAGAAAAAAGAACTTAATTGGTTAAGTAGAGTACTACCTCAATTAAGTGAACAGAATAGAGTAAAAGTAGTAAAAGGTCTTATTAAAGTAGGTAGACAAGGTGCTTTAGCTTGGGGTCAATTTGATAAAGGTGTAATCACATTGTCTGACATAGCTGCTGAGGGTACTACATACCATGAAGCTTTCCATGCTGTATTTAATCTCCTTCTTGACAATGATGAAAGACAGGCACTATATGATGAAGCAAGAAAGTTATATGGTGAAAAAGATAACCTCTCATTAGAGGAAGATATGGCAGAGGGATTCAGAGAGTATGTTACCACTAGACAAAATGCTGGATTATTAGGTAAAATTAAAAATTTCTTTAAAGACTTATGGATTAAAGTAACTAATTGGAATAGTGTTAGACCTCACCTTACTGCATATTATCAGATAATAAATAGAGGAGAATATAGTAATAGAGAATTGCCTGTAGAAACTCTTAGTCAAGCTAGAGCAAGACAAGAAGAATACTCTAAAGAAATACAAGATATTCTTGCTAATGCTAAGAGAGATTCAGAAGGTCATTTATTAGCTCCTAATGGTAAAAAGTCTAATCTTACTGAAAGACAATATGCTCAAGTAAGAACTAAAGCTTTTAAAGATTGGTTTGGTGATTGGGAGAATAATCCTAATGAAGCATCTAAAGTAGTTGACGAAAATGGTGAACCTTTAGTTGTTTATCATAATACACCATTTGAATTTAATGGTATATTTGATATGGACCATAAATCAAGGATTATGCCTTGGACATCAGAACCCTTTGGTCATGTAGGTACACAAGAAACTGCTAATACAATTAAAGGTACTCAGTTTGCTTTATTCCTTAATGTAAGAAATCCATTAGAAACTCCTGATTTTGTACATGAAACTGTAAGTTCTATGTTGTCAGAATTATATAAACAGGGTATTATTTCTAGAGAAAAGTATTCTTCACTTAGAGGAATATCTAATTCAGAATTAAGGAACTTAATGCTTTCTTTAGGATATGATGGTACAAAATATGAAAATAAAGCAGAAAAAGGAGGAACTTCTTATAGTTTTATAACACCTAATCAAATTAAATCAGCTACAGATAATATAGGAACTTTCTCTAGAACTGATGATGATATTAGATATAGAGAAGTGCCTAATTCTTCTTTTGAGTCTTTAGATACAGAAATACAGGAAAATCTATTGAAGAAAGGCTGGACAGCAGAGAAGTTTGATTCAATCTCCCAAGAGGAGAGAGACCAAGCTGTTAAATGTATAGCCTTTTAGTCAGTAGGATGAAATTTTTTATTAGGGAGGTAACAGAAATGTTACTTCCCTTTTATTTTGTAGGAAATAAAAAAAAATAAGGGGAGGAGTAGAACTTAATCTACTCACTCCCCTTTCTATTATTAACAATTAACTTTATTGCTTAAAAAATGGAATACTTTCTTCTGGGTGTAAACCTCTATATATAGTCTTATTCATAGGAATTAATGGAGACTCAAACCATAATTTAGTTGCTCTTGAATCACCTTTAAACCTACCTGACTGAATAATAGCATCTTCACCTGCAAAAGTTTCATAGTTCATAGGATTTAGTAGTCCTACCATACCCAAAACACTCTCTACAGTATTAATACCAGCAGCAGGAGATTTCAAGATTTTAAGAGCTTCTCCTACCATTTGAGGACCTGGAACCTGAGTACCAATTTCAGTATAAAGTCTCCTTGCTTGATATTCAATCATCTTCTGTAACCAAGGTCTATCCTTATTATCATCCCAATCCATGAGACCTAAGAATGCAGCAATAATTAAGAAGTGACCTACTTCAGTAGCAGCTCTTTTAATATTAGCTTTTTCTGTCTTTGTAAGGTTTTTCCAATTAGCAGCTATTGCAAATTGACCTTCCTTCAACTCTTTAGCTAATTGCCACATAAATCTTCCTGTAGTATTATAATAACCCTCTGTCCATGCTTGCAAATCATAGTTATATGTAGCAGACTTGAACCTTCTGTTAAGAGATGGTTTAATCCACTTTCTAAACATAACACCCATTCTACCTATAGCTAATCTCTGCACTGCACTTCTATCAGCCTTATTATAAATACCGTGCATTCTCTGATTTATAGCAGCAGATTTCCTACTAAATGCTATAATATCATCTCTTGTAAATGCAGACCCATCTTCCTTAGTATAACCTTGCTTTAACTGTAACTTAGCACCTAACTTCTTGTTGTTCTTATCTATAGGAACTACCTCCATAGCATCCCATAAGGAAACTATTTTACCATCAGGAGCTTTCATCTTATAAGCATCTGCAAGTGCTAATGAAGTTCTGTTCTGCATCCAATGCTCACCAGCATTATTCATAAGGAACAAGGCAGATGTACCAAACATTCTACTGAACCAAGTCTTTCTGTCAAAGTTTACCTCTCTAACATCAGTTTCATATTCCTGCATTACATTGAATAACTCATCCCACAAAGCAAGCTTGCTTGTCTTGACTCTGTTACCTATCTCAGCCAAGTACTCTGGCAATGCTTTACCATAGTTTCTATCAGCTATTAAGGTATTGGATTCATTATAGAACTCACCTGCAAAGGACTCAATTCTCATCATAATTTTACCAGTAGTAACATTTGAAATACCACTCAACAAGTTAAGACCTAACATATTAAGAGATGTTACTCTATTAACAAAGTTAGCTACCTTTCCTTTATCAATCTTAGTATTACCAAATGTACCTTCATCAGCCATATATCTACCATAGACTTGCATTTCAAAGAAGTCATTCAGTCTCTGCATGAATCTTGTTTCATCACCAGATTTAGTTAAGGTTGACTCCACCTTTCTACCTACAGACTTAAACTTTTCAACCAATGGTTTACCACCCCTTGTCTGTATAATCTCCCTTTCTTTCAGCATATCTCTGCCAAGCTCAAGAACATCAATTATTTTATTCATTTCATTGAAGTCATTAGCCATAGCTGCATAGGCTGTAAGAGTAGATACTATATCAGTAGATAAGTCATTAGGGCTTTCACCTTCTTTCATTTTGGTATAGTAGATAGGAAGTACTTGCACCTCTTTACCTTCAAAATCCTTTACTGTAGCTCTATCTCCAAACTCAGTGTCATCTGTTCTCCTAATGAATTGGTCTTTAACTGCTTCCCATACTTGTGTACTACCTGACCTTACACCATCAGAAGCCTTTACTCTTTCAAGTAAGTCTTTTCTGATTTTAACTGCATTAGTTAAGGTAGTGTACTTGTCAGGAAGGTATGAATCCAGCTTGGCTTTTATCTCCATAATCCTATTGTAGTATTCTTTTTGGGCAGGGTTTAAGTTCTGATAAGCCTTATTGCCATAGATTGATACTTTAGGTTGCTTCTTTCCATTGACTACCTCCATATTAGCATCAAACCAAGCCTGTCTCTCTTTTCTGTACTTCTCTGCATTATCTCCTACAGGATTATTACCATACTTCTCATTGAGGGACTTGAACATTTCTCTGACTTTCTCCTTGAATAAGCCTTGATTAATCTCAGAGATATAATTACCTGTAAGATTACCTTTACTGTCTCTTTCAAACATCCAATCAGTATTCTTTATGCCAGCTTGCTCTAACTTAATGGTAGCAGCTTGAAGCTCCTTCATAACATTGATAGTCTCCAACCTTGCATTTTCTTTACTCTTCTTGACAGCTTGGTCCATAACTTTCAGCATATAATCTGAAGAGTCTGCCATAGAATCAAGCCACCTGTCAAAGAAAGATATGTCTTTGTCAGCAACCTTAACCAAGTCTTCAGCAGTCATAGTCTTACCCTTGAACTTACCAAAGGGAACAGTTATACTTTCCCCTACAAAAGGCTTAATAAAATCAACAAAGAGAGGCATTGCCACATTGTTATATCTGACAAACAAGTCTCCAAGTAGCGTAGTTGTGTTATCTAACACAACCCTTACCCTTTGACCATATCTATTGTCTGCATATCTCTCTTCATCAATAAGAGCCTTTCTAATATCATCAGTAATATGCTTGTAACTATACAAGTAGTTTCTGACATCTCTTAGAACACCAGCTCTTTCATTAACATTGGTAGCAGGAATATTCTGCAACATAGTAAGTCTATCACTTACCTTAGTTAATTCTTCAAGAGCATTCTCAACAAAAGTATAGATACCTTCAATCTCATTGTTATCTGCTAATTCAATATCCAATCTGTCAATAAGTAACCTTTGATTAGCACTAAACTGGCTATTAGGATTTCTCTTTTCATAAATCTTCAATCTCTTCAACTCATTCTCAATGATTCCTTGAAGTAACTTTTTATCTCTTGCAACTCTCTCTGAGGTATTATAGAATACCCCACTTGAAGTAATATTGCTAATGTCAATAACCTCATCCATACTACCATCAAGGATTTGCTGTGCCAAAGAACCAAAGTTCTTATCAGCCTCCTTCAAGGCTCTTTGTATAGGACTTGCATTCAGATTCTTGAAAAAATTCTTAACTGCTTGAATTACTCTTTGCAGTAGATTCTTATAAGGAGCAGATGGAATATTCTCACCTTGAAGAAGATGCTTTGCAAGTAGTTTACCCGCAGCTTCTTTTGCCAACTTAGCCTCATCACTATGATATAAGGTATCATAGGTGTCATAGTCCTCACCTATAATTTCTCTCGCCAATCCATTGGAAGATATGTTATTGATAAGTCTATTGATGAGTGGATTATCTCCCATAGCTTCAATGGCAAAGTGTGCAAATTCCTCAGGAAGTGCTTTTTCACCTTGAATACCATTAGCAAGCCTAATCATTTCAACAAGACCATTTGCTGCATTTCTTGCAACATCAAAGTCAGTTACACCATGAATACCCATTCTCTTTTCAAGGTCAGTCAAAGCACCTATCCCTATACCATGAGACTCAAGAATACTCCTCAACCTGTTATTAAGGTTTTCATTGTATTCCATCTTATCTGCATTAACAGAGTTAAGCCTATTTCTTTTCTCAACCTTTACTCCAATATGGATTTTTCCTGTTTCACTGTCTTGTATCTTGATTACATTAGCCACATAATCATCCCTATACTCTGAGTTCTGATTAAAGGCTATAGCCTTCTGTTTCAACTTCTGATAATTCTCATCATTGTTTACCCACAAGGCTGGTCTGTCCATTCCTTTCTTATAGTACCCTATTTCTCTATTAAGTCTCTCAAGTACTTTAGTCTCTGGAATAACCTTACTGAGATTAGTCTGCTTTAGCAAACTTCTCAATGTAGGTTCATTGTTTTCATCTAATGTTAATCTTGGATTCCAATCTCTTATAAAAGAGTCAGCTTTTGTAATAAGATATAGTCTTGTAGCTTCACTTCTATTGTTAGAGGTGAAGGACAGCAAGTCCTTAAATAACTTGCTGTCCACTACCTGACCATTTCTATTCTTTACCTTTGGAATAATTGCACAACTTTTTGCCATGTTTATTCTATAAACCGTTATAAACTATATAATGTTGGAGCACCACAAATACTATCACCATTCTCATCCTTATACTCTGTATTAGGCTGAATAGTTGTCACATCATCAGCCTTAGGAGCATAAGTATCAAGAGGAGTACCATATACCTGTTGGAAGGCATCAGTATCTACTTGTGGAATAGAATCCCAATACTCTTGAGGCATATCTTGATAATCAGGCATAGAATCATAATCAACCTCAGCATCTCCAAGGTCAAATCTTGACAATGTATCTGCATAAGGGTCATAATCTTTCCTGTTCTTATCAATTACAGTTTCCATCTCCTCTACATCCTTGCCATATTCATATTCAATGAAGCTGTTTCTGAAGCCTAATGGTTCAATCCTTTCATAGATTGCAACATTAGTTTGTTCAGTACCTACAGATGATAACTTGTAATAGACATAGTTTCCTCTGATTCTTCTACCTATATACTTAAAGAAGTCATAAGCAGGACCATCAGGAGTATCTATCCTTTTCTTGATAACTTTCTTATCTCCAAAGGTAGCATTATCATCAATTACAAATGTAACTTCATCCTTAACTTCATTATCCTCTCCTATGAACTGGACAGAGGCTGTATCAGGGATTTCAGGAACCAACTTTCTATTATCCAAGTGATTATAGACATATTGGTCTACAAATTGACTATAATCATCACTTGATGACAAGAGAGTTCTCAATGTACTTATGTACTCTGGGATAGCATTTCTCACTGCCACAGGTGCCAAATGGATAAAGGTTGAAGGTCCAAATGCAAAGCCATTCCTATAATAGCTGTATCTGAATAAGTTAAGAGCAAGTTTCTGAGCTTCTGGGTTACTCATATACAACAGAGATGCCCAATCTCTCATATATCTTTCTCTCAAAGTAGGACTTAACTGACCTACATTCTTAAACACTACTGTGTCTACAGGATTACTGTCATTTGCCCTAATTACCTTGAGTCTCTTAATAAATTCAAGGTCAGCTATATCCTCATTATCTGTAACCACTCTCTTGAAGTACTCAGGGAAATTATTAATGAAGTCCTTTCTCTTATCAGAGGAAGTTACAATAATATCACCTACTTCTGAGTCTGGGTTTACAATCAATTCAGAACCAAAGAATCCATTCTTTGACATGATGTAGGCAAGCAAGTCATTATAAATACTATTCATAGTCTTTACATTCAACTTACCAGTCTTTGTCATGTCTCTAAGGTCATCAATTACAGTTCTGAATGATTCAGTATATTGAGGGAAGTAAGACCCTAACATTTCCTCTGTTTTCTGTAAGCCAAGAGTGTAGAAAGCCTGTAAGAAGGGAAGAGGAGCAGACAATAGTCTTTCTCTTAGAGTGTCAGTGTCAGGATTGTCTGATAACAGACCATCAAGTATTACATTGGCATTCTTCAATGGAAACTTGTCATTATTCTCTATCTGGTCTAACAGGTCTTTTACTTTCTGCATCTTTAACTCTGTATCTGCAATAGTAGGACCAGCAGCACCTCCTTGGGTATCAGACCTTGTAGCTTGTACTAATTGTCCTAAAGCATCAGCAGAGTTCATAATTCTCTTGAACAAATATCCAACTGCAACTTGTTTCTGGTAGAACTCAATTTTTCTGAAATCAGAAGTCTGAGACCTGTCAGTAACAGCCTCCTTAGCAAGCATTATATTGTCTGCAAGCTCTTCAATATAGAAGCTATTATTCTTGTAGTTATCATAAGTCAAGTCACTATTAAGAGCAGCCTTCTCCTTATACTTATCCAGTACTTCATCAATGATAGTATCTTTGCCTTTACCTTCTCTACTCTCTCTAAAATAGGTCTGAGTAATCTCTTGAACTATAGGCTGCATCATTAACAAACCTATCTCAATAGGGTTATAACCTAATCTTGAGAGAAGCATAGAAGCATCAGCAGTGAAAGTATTCTGATTAAGTGCTGCAAGCACAGGGTCTTTAACATTATCCACAGAAGCAGCCAAGAATCCAGCATTATTCTTTGAGATAAATTCCTTGTCACCATTCATAATATCATGTAAAGATGTAAGTCTCTTTCCATTCAATACAAATGAGCCATTTTCTTCATCCAAAGCTAACTGAGTATGTTGCATCAAAGCATGATTTGCATTATGGTTGGCATAAATACCAATCAACTTAGCACCAGTCATGTTCTGCTGATGTAACATTACCTGAGTTCTTGGTGATAATGGGTCCATCTTGACCTTTGTCTTTTCTGCCAACTTATCAAGAGTATCAAGGTCTAAGTCAAATAGATATGAAGCAATAGACTTGGGATAAGACTTTCCACCTTTCTGTACAGTCTTATTAAGTTCTACACCTACATCCTTTAATGCTTGAGCCAAGTCACTCTCATAAGAATCATTGAGAATGGTCATTATTCTTGCAGACTTCTTCTGATAATCAAAGCCACCTGGGTTAAGAATTTTTGAAGCTGTATCTGCATTAGTCAGAACTCCATACATCATATCTATCAGCAAGTTATTTCTTGCTTTAAGACTGTTCTCCTGTGGAGATTTATTGAAGTCATACTTTACCTTGCTTATAATAGGCTTGGCAAGTCTGTACTTCTCTTTATTCTCCTTGAACCATTCCTTAAAGTCATCAGTATCTGCATTGAGAATATCCTCTGCTAATTGGCTATGAGTGAATTGTGACAATACTTGATTGAATAAGCTATTCATTCTTGCATAGTCTTCTCTTGCCTGTCTCATATCATACTTCTTAACTCTGAACTCAGGTAACATGATATACATCTTATCCACATCAAAGTCAGAACCTGATAGAGTAGTAATCTCAGCAGGAAGCATAATTGCAGAACCATTCTGTTGAGGAAGGAATCCCTTAATATACAGAGGAGCCATTGAATATTTATCCTCCGTTGGGACTCTATATCCAATCAACTTTCTCAAATCCTCAGGAAGTTTAGTTACATCAAGCTGGTGAGTATTTGGGTCCATGAGAGGCTCATAGAACTCTCTACTATATGCAGGCATATAACATTCAAGATACTTAATCCTCTTGTTAGCACCTTCACCTTCAAATACTACATGAAGTTCATCAGTCAAGCCATAATCAGATACCTGAATTAAAGCTCCACCTCTAATCTTCTGTTTAGTAATTCTACTCTTGATTACACTATTAAGGAGTGTCTGTACTCTTTGAGATTGCACAGGGTCAAAGAGAGGGATATTGAAGTTGTTGTTCTCATCAAGAGTACAAGCCCTCATCATATCCACACCATATCTTTGATTACCCCTTATCTCTTCAAGTAAGATTTCCTCTACTTTCTCTGGTTTTTTGAATATCTCATCTACATCAGCAAATGCTTGAAGAATATTCTCAGTATTGATGGCATTATACAGGTCAAGCCATTCTTTCTTAGTCATCTTCTTACCATCAACCTCAATGATTGTGTCATCAGAGATGTCAGCAGTAATTAGTTTTCTAATCTGAGTACCTACCAACTGAACTGCATCAATAGCATGTTCAGGAGTTGCAGTCTGAATACCATAATCTTCATAAGATACCTTATGTACTACATTAGGATTCTCATTACCAAATCCAATGCCTGTAGCATCTTTAAGCCTCTGAATTACATCAGCCTCTGTATTTACATCATTCAAATCTATTACACCTTGTTTCAGTTTTGTTATCCTATAAGCTTTTTATCTCATAGTTCTTACATTTCATTTAATGTAAGCTCGGCGTACATTTTCATCTTTAGCTTTACCTATTAAGATGCAGGACACTCTTGGGTCTATTATATTTATTCAAGACCTACGCTCTACACTACTAATTAACCTTTCGTAATTTAATTAGTTAGCTCGGTATTAGCATCTCAGCTTTCACCGATTTTGCCCTGTAATTATATCATTAATTACTTAATGATACGGCAAACAAATATTTATTATATTTTCTATCTAAGTAAACATGGGCATTATTATAAATAGTATTTAAGAATTGTATTGCTTTACTGTGAGTAAATTTAGTTTCATAATAGTTGTTGTTACCATATTTAGTTACTAAGTTTTCAATACCAGTATACTTCAAACAATTTGTAACTATATTTAGAGTTCCTACTATATTAACTCTTGGATATGGTTTAGTACAATTCTTATGTTCATCTATTCCAACACTTCCATCACCATCAAATACTCCTCTTACAAAAGGAATAACCAATGAAGAATCTTGGAATATACTCATACTTGGGAATTTCAAAATTAAAGATTTTCTTGGAGTGCATCCATAAGATATTAACATATCTTTTAAGTGCTTACTTTTATTCATTATACTATATGATGTATATTCTTTGTAATGTTTAATTCTTATTGGATTCTTTGAACTAATAAACTCTTTGAATTTCTCTAAGTGCTCTCTGTCTATCAATCCAATCTCTAAACTACCATTATCAGAAATACAACCATCAGCATAAATGAAACCTAGCCAATATGCTTTCTCCTCAGTATCAATATTATCAAATATATGCTCATTGAATTGAGCTTTTGATAGTTTGATATTAAAAGATTTAAGTATATAAGATACTGTAGTATAGTATATACCTAATTCTTCTGCAATTTCCTTAACTCTTTTTCCTTGTAAAGCAAGTTCTTTTACTTTTTCATAATTTACTCTTTTCTTCATATCATTACCTTTATATTTGCTACAAAGGTAGTAATAATTTATCTACTTAGCAAGGATATAAATAAAATATTTATACTTTACCAACCTTAGTAGTAGACTCAAACTGAACTACATCAATCTGATTATCCTCCATAAACTTATTTATGGCTTTCAGCTTGCCTGACCTTCCTAAAGGACCAGCAATTAGTTCGTGCATAGCAAGTAATAGGAACTCTGAGTTCTTATGCTGTACAGGAGTCTTAATTCCAGTATGACCTTCAATGCCACTGTTATTATTGACTTGTGTATAAACATAAGGCTTCTTAGTCTGCCAAATGATATTGAAGTCTTTGATATTCCAATCTCCATTCTTGAAGTTGTTATATGCCTGCTCCATATCATCTGTCCACTGACCTGACATACCAAGTATTGCCCTATAGGAACTCAAACTTCTATATGCCTGAGCATCTGCTACATTCACATTCTTAAACTTGTAAATGATATTGTCTCTGTCTATCTTGGTCATTTCATTTCTTCTAACCCTTTCATCAAGTACAGTCTTGATGTCTTCAAGTACAGAAGATATTATCTCATCATCCTTCAAGTAGATAGTTCTTTCCCAATCCCTACCAATTCTCTCACCTTTATAAGTAGCCTTAGTATTCAATCTAAGAGCAGGAGCATGAACCTCCTTATATCTCTTCTGAAAGTCCTCAAGGTTCTTATAGAAAGCAAGGTCAGTAGTAGTAAGCTGGATAATTTGTGAAGTAGCTAACTTACTGTTCCAATAGTACTCTCTAAGAGCATCTTTAGCATTGTTCTTAACAAACAGGCTTCTTGAGATTGACTGAGCATCTTTCAATTCCATCTCACCTCTTGTTGCCCTATCTGTCATCAGATTCTTAATCTGCTCCATCAGGTTATTGGCTTCCCTACTATCAAAAGCACTATTATTGTTATAGGCTCTAAGCATTAGTTCCATATTGGTATTCCACAATGAACCTAAAGCCTCTTTAGCCTTAATAAGTGCCTTTGCAGTTATTGCATTCTGCTTAGACTGACCTTCAAAAGGAAGATACTTGTACTTGCCATTAGGAAGTTCATCAAGCAGTCCTGCCCTTGACCAATCTCTGTAGGTTTGTTCAAAACCATCTTCCATCATGTCATTAAGAGTAGTTCTTAGAAAGTTTCTGAGTTCAGCACCAGTACCTGTGGATTTAAGTCTGCTTAACCTATCAATGAATGTTTCTCCATTGTCGTATCTGAGGTTGTTAAGTGCAGGAAGGAACTTAAATTCTGCACCTCCTATACTCTTTATACTACCATCTTTCTTTCTGACAATATCATAGTTGGCAATAGGTTCTACATTCTTATCTCCACTCTGATAAGCATCATCCCTTTCTCTAACCAGCATGATTCTGTCATACTCTTGATTAACCAAGTCTACTAACTTGTCAAGGATAACATCATCATAGGCTCTTTTCTTACCATTTTCATCAAGTACATCACCTGTTGTGTACTTTCTGAATCTGATAAACTCAGCAGAAGGACTATCTGAAAGAATAGGAACATGATACCAAGCATACTTTATACTTGACTTTGCAGAATCAGGGTCTCCCCAATACTCTGTAAGAAGAGCTAAAGTATAGTCCAAATCATCCCAATTGGTATAGTCTACTTTGTCAGAGTTCAGCACTACTTTATGGTTAAGACCTCTTCTCAATTCATCAGACTCTGCAAGCTGTCTTAGCCAGTCATTTCTCCAATGACCATCCTTAAAGAACCACTCATAATCCTTGAACTCAGTTTGCATAAACTGTTCAAATCTCTCCTTGTCATTCATAACATTCTTGAGATTCTTGATAAGTTTACCTAAATAGTTAGGAGTAACATGAGAATAGTAAGACTTATCATTCTCTCTGACACTACTTTCAATAGCATCCTCAGTTACCTCTGCCATCATACTTGCAATCATATTGTAAGCAGAGCCAAAAGTATTGATAAGGTCTCCTCTCTTCTCAGTACCATCCTCCCTTGTCTCAGACTTGACTTCACCTTTCTTAATACCACTGAATATGACATTCAATTGTGGTAAAAGAAGCATAATTGGGTCAGTAAATGTGATACCTGGAGCTGTCTTTATATCAGTTAATGCAGTCTTTAATACAGAAGGATTAGCATCAATACCTAACATATGAAGTAACTTCATTATGGTATTCCATACATCTTCTCTTTCCAAGAGTTGAAGTCTGGATTCTGTATCAAGGTTCTGGAACATATTGTTCAATGTCTCAGTCCATTGCAAACCCTTAGCTGCATTATCCTTGTTTATTTCCCTATTCTTCTCATATACACTATCATCATCAAGCTGTACTCCATTCTCATAGTTATCTCTCCAAGCATCAAGGAGATAATACACACCTTCAGGCTTATTAATGGCAATAGTTTCCATTTTGAAAGAACCATCAGGCATCATTCTTTTCTTTTGAATCCAGTAAGGCATAAAGTCCTTTCTGAAGTCTTGATAGAATTGAGAGAATAAAGTTTCATCACCTTGAAGTAATTCTATTATTTGATTAACCCAAGGTTTAATCTTAGCCACATTTTCCAATAAAGGAATCATGTCATCAGAGTTAATCATATTCCTTAACTTGTCAATGAAAGTAGCATGAACATAGTCAGCATCAAGGTATCTTGTGAAACCTAAATCATCTTCTTCATACATACCCTCATAATCAAGTTTAGGTACTTGTCTGATTACTTTTCTTACAGCTTGTGACAGAGACTCCTGTGAACTTACCTGTCTGAAATTGGTCATCCACCCATCTTTATAAGCCTCTTCTTGTCTCCAATCCTCTGCTTCATTATCTACCTCACTGTTACCATCAGGGTCATCATCATTGAGGTTTGCATCAGCAGGTGCAATGTAGTTGGGGTCTATCCTAATACCCTCAGTCATTACAAGCAAAGTACTTGCTTCCTCAGCAAGAGCTTTATAAACACTAGGGTCATCAACTATCTTCTTATATTCCTGATTCTTATAAGCAGCTTTCTTCTTGGCAGCTTCCAACTTTTCTTCATCAGAAAATCTTTCAGATTCATCTATTTCTCCAGCTTCAATAAGAGCATTTTCCTCAGCATTAATCTTATTAAGTTCTTGCTGTATTCTACCTTCTTCTGTATCCTGTACATAAGAATTGAAGATGTTAGCTACTCTCTTGAATATACCAGCAGGAGTGTACTTCTTTATAGCAGAGAACCTATCCAAGCTATTAAGCTCAGCCTGTAATTCTTCTTTCTCTACACCACTGGCATCATCAATTCTTCTCTTCAAAGAATCAGTCATTTCCTGCAAGGCATTATCAACTTCATTACTGAAGAACCTTGCAATAAGGGTTACTCTATCTCTTCTCGTTTTTGGGTCAAAGAGTAAGTCCACCTTTTGCTGTTCCTCAACAGAAGTAATCCTTGGAGTATCAAAAGAACTGCTAAGTGTATCTGTAATTTTCTCTTCTGGTCTTGAAAGAAGGCTAATAGCCTTTTTTATCTGTATGGTATTATACTCCGTACTTCTTCCTTGTTTTAGAACATTATACTCTTTCTCAAAATAATCTTCTAAGGCAGTTCTTTTAACCATTAAGGTTTCAGGGTCAGTTTCAACAGCAGTACTATCCATCTTACTATACTTACCAGATTCTACTAAATCTCTAATAGATTCAGGAACAATCTTATTTATATTATTCCAATACCTATCATCATTAACATTAGTAACATTACTTCCACTACTATTGAATAAATCCCAAATCTTTCTTGTAGGACTTCCATAATAAATGGCAAAAGCACTGTTACCTGTAGTAGGACTGGTAAAGTCGATTCTGATTTCTGTTCCATTAGCTCCAGGATACATACTTACTTTAGTAGTTCCCTCACTAAATTTTTCTTTATCAAAGGAAGTACTAAGTAATTCTTCTCCTTTTTCTGTAAGAAAGCCCTTATCATTACCATTAACATTCACATATTTGCTAATAGACAAAGCAGTAATTGGGTCTTCCTTTCTTATTTCCTTAATAAAATCATTGAGTTCACTACCTAATGGAATATCCTCACTAGACTTATTATTCTTTTCCTGCCACAGTCCAACCAAGTTAAGTACTGATTGCTCTGTTTCATTAGGAAACTTCTTAGCTAATTCTCTAATTTCTGGTGTTATAATTAAACAACTCATATATTAAAAGTATTATTTGTGCAAAGGTAAGGAATTTAATTGTAATATACAAGCTTTTATTCAAAAGCTAAAGGGAGAACAAGTATTTAACTTATTCCCCCTTATAATAGTTATTCAACTACATACTTGACACCATCAAAGATTAAATATTTAATGGTGTTGATATTGACTGGTCTAACTCCAGACTCTTTATCTGTCTGTTGTATGTCCATATCAATGCAGTTATACCTGCCATCTCTTGATTCAAATTGAATTTTGTAGCCTCTAAGAACTCTGTCTTCACCCTCTTCATAAGGCAGAATAGGTTCTCTAATAAGTTCAGTAATAAGTTGCTTAGCCTTTTCAGCTACTCCCTTCTTATTTGCTTTAACCTTATCAATATCCTTAGAGAACTGGTCTACAAGATAGTCAATCTCCTCATTGAGCTTCTTCTTACTCTTAGGCTTATCCTGTTTCTTAAAACATACAGTAAATACCTGACCAGAATGAATGTTCTCCCAGATACTTCTAATACCAAGAGTACCATCCTTCTTATCTTCCTTAGTTACCTTTACTGTAGTTTCAAACAAGTCAGCAGAATTAGTATAGTTCTTCAGATAACTCATACCAATCTGGACCTCTTCACCACTTTCAAAGTGAGTAAGCCAAGCATTAGAACCTGACACTCTGTTCACAATATAGTGAGAACTCTCACTAATAATGGAACCTTGCTTTAGCTGATTTATTTGTTCAATAGCCATAATTTTTTTTTTTTAGTTATCAATATAATTTCTTGTAATAAATTCCTTCATCAAAGGTTCTGCTAATTCCTTAGCCTGAGGATGTGGAGCACCTGTAGTACCTCTTGCTCTTAGGTCAAAGAAGTGATTCCAATCAGATGTAAATCCAGTTACAACCAATTCTGTCTTTAAGGAGTTTGGTAAGACAGCTCTTGCTTCCTGTGGTTTCCATCCACACTTTAACAAATTGAAGTAAGATTTCTCTGCACTTAGTAAAGTACCAAGAAATGCACTCTCTTCAACAGATTGAGTAGGCATTCTATAGAAGGTATTAGCATCCCAATGTCCAGTATCATCTATTAGAGAACTACCAAACCAACAAGGTTTAATAAAGGTAAGTTCATTACCAAACTTATCCTTAGAGTAGTTACAGTACCTTGTACTTTCCTGAGCAAAAGACATTACTCTATGCCTTACAAATTCATGGGATACACCTCTATCACATACAAAGTGTACAGTAACTCTTCTCTCATGGTACTTTGTAGGTTCACAGATATATTGTAGGTCATCAAGCCAACCATTCTCTACAAGTACTCTAAAATTAGTGGTTATATATATATCATTCCCATTATAATTTACTATAGAATACTTATTGATACAATATTTATCCAACAACTTACAAGGTAAAGTTTGGTTACATAGTTCACAAGTTTTACCATCCCATAAGAATTTTAAATACACAGTACCATGTTCCAACATTGCATTATGACCAGACTTAATCATCCTATCTACAAATAGCTTAGCAGAATCTTCTGTTATCTTATCCTCAGACTTGTAACATACTCTACCTACTTTCTCAATCTGTTTATAAACTCCTTCAAGACCAGCAGACTGTTCCCATATTTCAAATAAAGGTTTACATAATTTCATCTTTTCTTTTATTTCAAATTTATAGTTACACTCTCACAGAACATAACACTACATTCATCAATGTTATGCCCAAGCTCTCTTAATAGTGTTTCAGTATCCTTATCTTCAGGATTAGTATACACACTTACACTACTATCAGAGAAGTCCATTACAACTAATCTTTCCATAACTACTCCTCCAAATTTACTTCAAGGTCATCAACACACCAATTACTTAAATCTTCATGTACTTCTGGTTTGCTCTTAACATATATATAAGCATTTTGAGGCAATGCAATCTGCTTTTCAACTGCACCTTTAAGGTCACAATTTGAGTAGTCTACATCCTCAAAATACTCACCATCTTCATCCTTTCCAGAGTCAGTAATCTCATAGTCAGATACCATAATCTTTACAGTTTTACTAAGGGTGACACTTACTGTGACCTCAATTTCCCTTTCAGGATTATCAACCTGATTCCAGGGTGCATCTTTAGTATCTGCACCCATAGGATAATTATAATTGTCCATTATTTTTATTTTCTCCTTTTAATATCTGTTATCAAGTTATTCTCTTTAATCAAACGCAGAGCAATTACACATTCAAGATTCTTAGGTATGCTGACATGCCTCCCCTTATCATTCACATAAATAGCATGGTCTCCATTATGTCTGCTATAATAGAAGCCATTAAATTCCACTATCTTTATGAACTCTCTTGATGTATATTGTCTCATACTATACTTTCAGAATGTCTTTATACCTCTCATAAGTCTTTCTTATGACCTCCTCTCCTATTGGATTAGGTCTCTTTGAGTCCCTCTCTATACACTCTTGAAGAGGTATAAAGAAGTCCTTAAATTCAAGGCTGTACTTTGGTTTTACTACATCAGGCATTGCCCACTCTGGATTATTCCAACCATCAAGCACTCTATTATAGTACTCCAATTCCTTGGGATTGAGATTCATATTGTCAATAACAATATCAAAACCATAGGACATAGAATTTAGCAAGAAAACACTTCTCAAGCTTTTTACTAAATCCTCTCTGCTGGGAACCCAATACTTACCTAACATATTTCTGATGTCATCATTGTTGAATCTTACTCTATGTTCTGGGTCTTCAAGTGCCCATTGTTTAGCCCACGTAGTTTTGCCACTACCTGGAATACCTCGGCATAAAATTATTTTTGGCATATTACTTACTTTTACTGACTACAGAGTTCAAAACTAACAAAGCATCCCTAAGAGTCTTCTTTTGAGCAGGAGTACAGTTACTCAATTCATCATACTCCTGTTCAAAAAGATATGACCTTAGGTGGTTAGATAGTTTCAGAGTCTCTTTAGCCTTTGTTTTAACACTAATCTTAATTCCACTCATCTTTCTACCCTCCTATGATGGACTTAGAAAGATTCAATGTATTCTGCATTAGGAAATGTAGCATAGGCATCATCCCAAGCTGCATCTCTCTCATGCTCTACATCCTCATCATACCTATTACTATAGGTTTCCCTATGTCCATCTTTGAAATGAATTATAAATGTCATACTTCCCCACCTAATTGCTTTATCCTGTCATTGATATACCATATAGTCTTCTTCAAATCTTCAATCTCTTTCTGATTATCTGTAAGGCTTGCATCCTGCTTATGTCCTGCCCTAAGTATATATTTAATGGCATTGCCTAAGCAAAAATCCATGTGTCTTGTTATATCAATCACCTCAATTCCACACTTATCTTTAAGCCATGTATAGTGTGGAGGATGATTAACATTGTCAATCTTCTGTTCCATATTAATTTTTTTTTTAATGTACCCAGCAAGCTGCCAGTTCAGGAACTGCCTTAATAGTTACTTTCTTACAAAAGATATTAGCTGCATACTCCATACACTCACTTAACTTCTTAGCTTCCTGCTCTGCAATTTCCTCAGGTGGCTCTATCAGATACTCATCATGTACATCATTAGGAATGAGGACTTTGAATATAAGTCCATCATTAACCAAGTGATTAAAGTATCTAATACCTGCTATCTTAGTCATTGCAGCAGCAGTACCTTGGGAAGGATAGTTACATGACTGATTGTCAGAAGCACTCTTTCTCTTCCATAAGTACTTCATCACTGACACATATACAGTTTCTCTGTTAATGTCAATGAATCTTTCCTCTACCTTACCTGCTTTTTTAACCTTATATGAATACCTAACAGCTATTTCTTCAATAGGAGCACCTTGGGCAAACTTCTTTGCAATTTCTTGCATGACAGGTGGTGGGATTTCAGATATTACTCTACCACTATCTCTTGCAGCTTTGTATATATCCCAGAAATCTTCCATACCATTCTTTCTCCTTTCAATACCTTTCAGTATAGGATAGTCATAGATATATGCTCTTAATCCAGTTATCTTTGAGATTAGGATGTAGCCTCTATTCCACATGTCTCTCTTTTGTACCTTGAAATAACTTGCTATACCATTGAACCTCTTGAAATAGTTGTTATAAATCTCAGTTGCAAAGTCCACAGGAATATTACAATTAGTTGCCATTGTAGGAGCCTGACCATTATAATTGAAACAAAACCTTGCCTTCTTAGCCAAATCTCTAAGGTCTTTTCTTACCTTCCTGACATCCTTCTCTGCAACCCCATCAAGGTCTTTAGGGAAACACATCTTGGCTACAAAGGAGTGCCCATCTCTTTGGTTAGGGTCATTATAAAATGCAATCCATTCCCTATCATTAGATAGTTCAGTGAACACATGACCCTCTTGGTCTCCATAATCACAATCTACCAGTAAATGCCCCTTTTCAGGTACAAATGCTGCTCTTGTTTCTTCTGTGGCTGGGAGCTGCTGAACATTGACACTCTTATCATTTGCTTGTGTAGAAGTATCTTTGTTCTCATCCGCCTCCTCTGCAACATCATCATCTTTAGTCTTACCTCCCTTGCCTTTTCCTCCTGAACCACAACTCAACCTACCTGTATCCATCATTTGATGGAATGTTGGATGGATTCTTTGTGTAATAGGATTAATGGCATCAAGGAAATTTTGACCAAAAGATGTTACCACCTTGAAAGCTGCTGAATATTCCAAGTATAAAGGAACAATACTGCTCTTACTTGCTTGCAATTCTATAAATTTAGACTCTACAGACTTTTTCATTTTGCCTGTTTTCTTATCTTTGACTAATAGGTCAAATCCAAGTTCTTCAAACAGTCTAATTACCTGCTTAGAACTATTCCAGTTAATGATACATTGAGGTCCAGTATCAAATTCAGCAAATAATGATGGCTGCGGTATTACCACATATACATTATCTGCAAGTTTGGCTGCCTTGCCTTTCTCATGGGTATCATAGTTTCTTGCAATAAGAGAAGGGTCATCCTTTTTCATTACATAATCTACTACCCAATCATTGAGTTTCTGCTCAGCAATCCTTAACCTCTCTGCATCCTTAACCATCTTAGCCTTCCATTTAACAGGGTCAAGTTTAATGCCACAATATTCAATATATGCAAGGACTCTTACAAACTCATTCTCAATATCAAGTGCCACTTTCTGACTTCTTGCATTGATAGTAATAAGTTGTAAGTTCATAATATCCTCAAGATGCACAACATCATTTGCTGCATAAACTATAACTTCTTCTGTCATACCTGCATGTATCTGTCCTCTGACAGTCTTGTCAAGATAGATATGTAAATACCTATCACAACAAGCCTGCAAGGACAAAGATACAATGCCAGGTGGAAATCCAAGAAATAGAATCTTTTCAGCTAAATAAGTATCATAGACATTTCTGACTACAATATGTTCCTTATACAGCCATCTTAAATCAAACTTTGCATTATGAATGATGAATAATCTGTCACTTTCAAGATAATCCTTATACTGCTTGACATCAATAGTCATACAGTCTATTACAACTTGATTTTCCTTATTACCAAGCTGAAGAGTAAGCAATTTACCTTGCCATATCTCTGTACCTGTAGTTTCAGTATCTAAACCTACCACTCGAAGAGGCTCTAATATTTTAAGAGACTCCTCTACAGAGATACACTTATACTTAGCATCAGGAAACTCAAATAGTTCTCTCTGACCAGTAACAAAATATATCATCATTCAAATGTTATAGTCCATCCATAACCCTCAATAAAGTCTATAGATTTGACAACTGCCTTGGCTTCTTCAAGCTCACATCCTACCACAATCATTGGACCTCCTGATGGGTCAATAAACTTATTTCCTCCCTGAACTTCACCTACTCTTAATGTGGGTACATCAGTTTTAAGTACATAAGTTTTAGAATCAGTACCATCAGGTTTAGGCATTTTCTTGAGGTAGTTTATAGCTTCATATCTGGACCTAAGTTTTATAATATCTTCCATTATTTCTTAGAATAAGCAATAAGACTTTCAAAGTCAAAGACATACTTATACTTTTGGAAGAACAGGCTACCAAGAATACCATGAATCTGTACACCAGACTCTTCCTTGACAATAGCAAAGGCATCATCCAAGTTATGAATACAGAAATCACCTACAAATTCTTGTCCCTTATAAGTGATTGTCATTTCACAGAACTCAGTGTTCACTTTATTGCCTTCAATTCCTGTTACATCCATGTCTTTTGCCTCTATCTTCTTATGGTCAAGAAGAGGAAGAATAGAGCTGTTGATTTGGGAGATGTTACTTCCAGTGTCCAACAAGAAGTTAAGTTTCTTATCTCCATTATAGAATGTTACCACAGGCAACTCTACCAAATCCATAGCCTCTTTGAAAGACATATTTACCCTTTTACTTTGCTTACAGTAATCTTCTATACCATTAATGATAATAGATAGAATGATTACTGCAAGTATAATACCAATTACTTCTAATACCATGCTTCATGCTTTTTTTTAGTTATTACTTGACACCAGAAGTACCAAATCCTCCTCTGTTATTATCACCTAAGTCATCCACTTCCACAAGTTCAATACCTGAACTCAGCAGCCATTTAATCTTCTGCCACATAGTAGCTTTCTGACTAAGTTGAATCCTGAATTGACAGATTCTATCACCTGCTTCAATGGCAGTCTCCCTCATAGGAGAACATACATAGTGCCACTGGTCATCATTGCCATGGTATATATTATCCACTACACCTTGACCATTTGGAATGAATAATCCTAACTTCTTAGGACCACTACTCCTTGAATCAATAATGGCTTCAAATCCTTTAGGCAGTTGCATTGCAACTCCAAGAGGAATATAATAGGTAGGAATCTCTACATTCCTGTGACCTACTCTCTCTCCTTCAACAGTTTTTCTTTTAAGGACATCAGACTGTGGTGCAGGAATAGTAATATCTACTGCTGATTTCAAATCAACCCAATCACCATTCTCATTAATTACAGGCATACAGCCCTCAGTCAATACTTTTACTTTAATTTTCAGTTTCATGTTTCCAAAATTTACTCGTTATATCTATTAATTCTCCATCACTAATCTTATAGAATCTCTGATTGGTAGTCCTACTGTTAAGTGGACCAAACTCTTCCTTATATGGTCCAAGTTTTATATAATCAAAGTTGCACAGGTCAATATTATTATTCAACTCTTGCCTCCCACTATACCAAGCTACCTTTATGTAATTATAATGGTTAATAATGAAAGAAGCCAAAGTATTTATTTTGTCTGGCTCTGCATCACCTCCCATGAGAGCTATACAGCTAATTCCACTATTCCTCTTGATAAGCTTTCCCACTTCATTGAAAGTCAATTCAGTACCAATATCCTGTGCCAAGTAAGAGCTATGACAGCCCTTACATTGACATGGACAATTAGATATGTTGATAGCAAGAGTTACTTCATCAGGAATTTCCTGAAAAACAATTTTAGTGTCTACGTATTTTAACATTGCTCTTCTAATTTCCAAATATAACCTTTGAATACACCATCTCTTTTAATAGCCCTTGAAAGTGAGTTATAATTGCCATTTACAGATTTAACAGCATCTTTTAATGTATCAAATCTTTCCAAGAACTCACCATCTCTTGTAAATTTACATACACAAGTGTGGTGGGCTAAATAATCATGTTTGTTACAAGATTGTAAGAAGATAACTTGTTCTTTAGTCAAGGTTTTGCCCTTAGCTTTATGTGTCCTTGACCTTTTTAGATTACTCTCTTTGGATTGTTTAAGTCCAAGAGTCCCACCTCCTCCTAATGTTAAATTATATCCAAAATTAGGGTCATTAGATTTATAGACAGAAATGTACTTCTGCTCCAAAGTATCAAGTTTTATCTTTAACTCCTTAACATTTGCATCATCTATCTCCTCTAATATCTCATAGGCAAACTTATCATATCCATATTTCTTTATAGCATTATGGAAATATGACCTCCATGAATTAAGAGTATGTTTATGTGCATATATTCTCTTATACTCATTTATAGTTTGACCAATATAGACCTTATTATTGACTTGATTAGTGTATTTATAGATTATACCTTTCATTTTTCTTATCTTTCAGCAAAGACTACCTTAGTATCAACATACTTCAACATATTATAGTTTCAATCCATCAGCAGTTGGTGCTACGTAATCTCCAGACTTTGGGTCTTTACTTTCTGGATAGGGGTCAGGACTATTAAGAGCCTTTAAGTGCATACCTAGCCACATGATACCCTCTTGTAACTTAGTTACTGCAAGGCTTCTCTCTCTTGTAGAAGAAAGCTCTTTCACTTTTTGAAGCACCTCATCAATATCCTTTCTGAGCTGTTTTGTTTTAACTATTTCTGATTTCATATTATTAAATATTTTTACTATAAACTCTTTTACTTGCTTCTATTTGTCTATCCTTACCAAAGGACTTGATAGGTCTAAGGTACCCAATTACCCTTGTATATTGGGTGATGTTCTTACTATGACACTTTGGACATTCAGTGATAGGATGCTTAGTAATATAACCACAATCATCACACTTACTATTAGGAATATTAAATGTGAAGTAGTTGGTTCCATTAGCTATAGCAAAGTCTATCAGCTTGAGATACTGCTCCTTACTCAGATGGTCTTCAAGATTAATGTGAGCTGCACTACCTCCATCAGTATATTGGTAAGTCTGTCTTCCATGAAGTATGAACTTATCAAGTACTGAGGTGTCATCATGTGCATCATAGAAGTATGAATTATACAAATTCTCATCCTCAGGAACCCAATAACCATCTTCTTTATCCCAATTATAGTTCTTACCACCAAGACCTTCAGCAGGAACTACCTCAGAATTGAATAGGAATGGTCTATTAGCATCATGGATAGAGTGTGCCTTATTTTGCTCCTTGATAGTACCAAGAACCAGTTGCAAGAACTCAATATACTCCTTATTGTTACCAACAGTCATACCTAAGAATCTTGCAGCCTCATTCAAGCCATTGATACCTATGGTACTGTATAACTTGCTTATGTAAATATATCCACCATTTGAAGCAGCAAACATGCCTCTATCTTCAAGCTCATAGAGCATTGTCTTGAATGCAATATGATACTTGTAGACTCTTTGTAGAATATCTACTAAGTAATCCCTAAGAAATGAAGTATTTTCTTTCCATCCTCCATTCCTCTTCAATCCATAAGCCTTATTGCAATCCTGTACAATTCTATTGATATTAAGAGTGATTACATTGCATGAGCCAGTCATTACACCAGTAAGACCTGATGTAGGACTGAAGGTATTCTCTGCAAGTTCATTTCTCAATCTACAGCATGATGCAAGACTATCAGCACTATCTGAAATATAAGTAAAGAATGAATGCCCCTCTGCATACATCTCAGCAGTGAAGTCCTTATAGTCCTTATCTATAATATCATTGGTCTTTGGGTCATACACCATAGCCATAGTTTCCACGGGGAATGTAAGAATCTGCTTGGTTCTCAACTTATTAAAGAACTTCATAAACAGTCTTTGCAGACAATTTACTGCTTCCCATTGAGGCTTAGTACCATCAGGATAATAGAACTCTCCAAACAATGAATCAAAATATGTATGGTCGTAATAACTCACGTTTGTAAAGGGTGACTGGTAGCTTCTATTACCAGCAGGCTGATTTACACCATAGATAAACTGCTTGAATGCCTTATATATAGCATCTCTTACAGTCCTTTGCTTGTTACAATGGTCTGTAGTAGTTACTACATCCAGCTTCTCATACCAATTAGGACCAAATTCCTGTACAATGTAATAATTCAGTGCAATAAAGTATTCACCTACTGCCACTGCACCTTTACACTGAGAGGATAGCAAGAAGATAAGATTGGTTATTTGACCACTGAATGATTGCAAGTCATTAGGAGGTGTTGGAGTGATACCATCAATATTACCTACTCCTTCCATCATAAGAGGATATAGACTTACAGCCATACAATACTGCTTCAAGACAGGAGTGGTTGCTTCATCATGTGTATAAATGATATGAGAGTTCAAATCCTCTTCATACTTCTTTGCTACTTCAGGGTACATTTCATTCAGCTTGTCTTTCATCCTTTGCCTCTGAATAACCCTATTAGTAGTCTTATACACTTCACCCTCAAGGTTGGCAACATTCTTCATAGTTACATTTGCATTAGCATCTGTCTCTGATGAAGTGGCTGCATTCTCATTAGACTGACTATACTCATTCATATAATCAATTCTTTCCCTAATGAATCTTGCTTGCTTATGCTGCTCCCTATAAATGATATAACTCTTTGCTACATCAAAGTGTTTATCATTCATAAGAACATCCTCAACCTTATTCTGTATCTCTTCAATACCTATAGTATCTCCTTCCAAAGTACCAAACAAGGCACCTATCATGTCATACAAATATTGAGGCATTTCCTTGTTACAAGACTTAAAGGCTTTCTCTACAGCACTTATAATCTTATCAACATTAAATTCCTCTATACTGCCATCTCTTTTTACTACCTGCATATTACAATGTATTTAACCATTCTCTTAAATCATTAGAACCAGTCTCATTAATGCCCACAGGAACTTTTGGTCTAGAAGTGAGATAAAAAGAAAGCTCTTCTCCTATCACAAAAGGACTCCTCATTTCTATTTGTTCATTCTTTCCAAACTTCAATGTACCTGCTGCCTGTGTAAATGGGCAAGTCCACACCAATGGGACAAGAATCCTTCTATTGACTACAATAAAATCATAGTCAAGTAGCTTGAAGTCTTTGAAGTACTCATCCTTATCCATATTCTGCCTTATAATAGCCCAATATAGTCTGGCTTGAATATCATATCTCCAATCTACAAAGGATTTATAGAAATCCCACTCTGTATGGGAACTTGTTTTCAAATCCACTGGCTTTACCCACTTCTCTTTATGATTGACTATGATTAAGTCAGCCATATTTCTATACTTTACACCATTGAACTTTCCTTTAAACTTCAACTGATAGAATCTCTCAATATCTGGTTCAAATGGATTATTTTCTGCAAAGTAGAACTGAGTGGATTTACTCTCTTTCAATGCTCTTACTGCATTGCACACATCTTGATAGGTCTGAGTATCAAGTATAGTCTTACTACCTGCTATAAATAACAGGTTATAGTAGTCAGCTCCTTTCTCCTTGATAACCTTAGCCCTTGTCTCAGGCTTCCAGTTCATCTGATAACTCTGATATTCAGTCTCCTTAATGATTGCATCATCAGGAATTGCAATAAGACTCCTATAGGAATCTCCATACTGACTGAACAAAGATTTTACCATCTTTGTAATAGAGTCTGGAGTAGAAGGAAACTCAGCAATCATAAACCTTTCATCAAACTCTTCTTGACCACCTGTGATAATACTGTCTACAGCACTACCAAAAGTAAGAGAAGGAGTCTCTATCCTATCAAATAGTTTATCCAAGTTATTGAATCCCTCCCTCTCATATCTTGCAAGGGTTGAATAGCTTAATGCTGGGTCTGCCCTATATGTTTCCTCAGACACATCCCAAGATATACTTCTTAAAGATTTTCTCTCCATTAGTAATAATCTTGATTATATTCTTCACTACTGAAATCTTCATATCCCTCCTGCTCTGGCAATTCAAGTGCCTCACAATAGGTGTCTACTTCTGACTTCAACTTTCTCATTTCTCCAAGGTCTGCTTTCAGATACTCCTCTTTGGGACTTTCCTTACTAAGACCTTTCTTTACTCTGACAAGAGATGAATCAACTAAGAGTTGGAGAGACTCAAAGTCCCTACTATTCAAGTACCTATGTGCAAGCTTCACATCTCCCCCAGGCAATGAGGGAATCAAAGCCTTTATCCTGTCTATTGGTTCTCTATTGTCCATAACTCTTGATAATTTCTATTGCCTGCAAGAGTTGTTTCTTGGTATATACCTCAAAATAGATAGACTTTTCACCTTTTTCAGTGTATAGGTTATCAAGATATTTTATAAACATCTTTTTCTTGATATAGAATACATCATTCTCTATTCCTTTGGCTTCAATATAAACATTGAGGTCATTATACTTGAAATAAAAGTCTGGTGTATATCTGATACCAACAATTTTACCTGTTTTCTGAATAAGTATCTTTGAAGTACGGGTGTCTATGCCATCTGATAATCTTTTGATTTTCTGCTTATCAGTCTCCTTGTCATAATATGGGGTAATAGGCTCAAAACCCTCCCACAAAGTAAATGTAGTTGGCTCATATTGAGGTTCAAACCCTTGTTGAAGAAGAGTATTGTATATGCTCTTCTCCAACTGGGATTTGAATGTTATACCCTTAGAACTACTCTGTGTGGCATTCCTAATCTTCTTATTTGCCACTCTTGAACATTTCTTTAAGTACATCTCTCACAATGGAACAAGCAATTTTTGCGTCACTTACAGACCTAAATGCTGCAAAGTTCCTGTAGTTCTTGATGTGGGCTTTGTTAGCCTTGGTAATTCTACCATCAAGCATAGAGATTACATAAATCTCAGGACTCTTTTCAATATGGTCCTCATACTTCTTATCTAACTCAATGGCTATTTCTCTAAGTACCATAGAGAATGCAGCAGCAGGAAGGATAGCATATACACTATTGAGATAGTTATAGACCTTCTCAACTTTCCAGCCAAGTTTGTCTGCAATCTTCTGAATGTAGTACTCCAGTTCCATAGGAACCTCAGTCTCAACTACAGACTTTGCAGGTTTGGTAGTAGTAACAATACCAGCCTCAAGGAGCTTAAGAAGAATATCCTTAGTCACTTTAACATGCTCAATTACAGTACCCTTACCAAAGAAGGGGTCTTTCACTTTAGATACTTTAGTCAGAGTGTCTCCAATCTGTACCTCTTTACCATTTGTCAAATAAATCTTTTCCATTTTTTTTTTGTTTAGTATTAATACTCTTCGTACCATTTTATTGGTACACCATAAATTCCTTTTACTCTATTACTTATATCAATAAATAGTTGGTGTGGCATCTTAGTGCCACTCCTTGCAAAGTATGCAGGATGTTCAATCTCTATAATGTGATTGAATCTACTATTGATATAAGGTTTGAAAGTTTGAGCCTGTCTGCCAAATAGCACATATATTATAGCTGTGTCATACTCAGACAAGTTCTTTAATAGTTTAGCTATGAAAGGTCTCCATATCATCACATGGGAGCCTATCCTGTTCATCTCTACAGTAAGAGCAGAGTTTATCATTAGTATCCCTTGTTTAGCCCAACTCTCTAAAGTCTGGTCAAAGGTAATACAATAATGTGGAATCTCAAAATTAATGGCTGCTTCTTTAACAACATTTAATGAAGGAGACAAGTTATCCTCATTAACCTCCTTCCTGTTACCAAAAAGTATGCCAGTTGCAACTCCCTTTTGTGGATAGGGGTCTTGACCTAACATAACTACTTTTAAGTCCTTGAGGGGACAAAGCTCAAATGCCCTGAACACATCAGACTGGGCAGGACACAGAGGCTTTCTCCTGTATTCTTGTCCAACCTTAGCCATTACATTATTAAGCTCTGCCCTGTCAATTACCTTCATCCAATCTCCAAAGTATTCATCCAATGTCATAGCAACATCATTATGTCCTCAATATTGTCAATAAGGCATTCATTCAGTGCATCATTAGAGCAGGCAGATGGAGTAGGCTTGATAGGCTCTATAAAGAACTTATCAAAATTATCTACTATGACCTTTACTTTTCTATCCTCTGGATTACTACTGAAACTATAATTGTTTCTTGGGAAATTTACATCCCTACTTGTATAATAAGGAATTAATTTCCTGGTGATGCCTTTATTAATCAATTTATCAGGCTCTAAGAATACTTTAGGGCTGATGTGGCACACAGGTCTGTAATAGACCATAGTATTATCATTATCCTCAGTATGTACACTTCTTGCAGTTAATGTACATAATAGTAATGGAGTATAACTCTCATCAAAAATGATACCTTTGCCACCATAATACACTTCACCTTTATTGGTGATTATCTTCTGTAATTTTTTATCATATCCAACATTAGTAAACAATTGCTTTATGATACTATCAAAAGTTCTTCTCTCTTGGCTTGGTGTATTATTATATAATGGCAATATTATCTTCTTGATTCCCATAATTGTAGGAGAAGCCAAATTATCCGAGACCAACTTTTCAAAGTGTTCTCTTGCAATCACAGGTATCTCTACCTCATTACCATTTACTTCAACGATAAGGCTTCTTCTAAATACATTGTTACTATCAAGAGACAGATTCATTTCAAGCTGACCTGGTGATTCAGACTCACTGCTATTGAAAACACTACTTACACTATATATAAATCCTGTGCTAAATTCCATTATACTTCAGTTTTAAGATACATTGTTTCTGCATTATATGTGGTAAGAAATGGCAGGTCTCTGTCAATGAGAGGCTCACATTGATTAGCACAGAAGTTTACAAACAAATTAACCATATAGGATGCAATCATATTTGCACAGAAGGTAGTTTGTTTATAGGAGCAGACAGTTGCATCAGCTTCTGTATCAGAGAATAGAAACTCATTATTGTACCTATTGATATTGTACTCATCATCTCCCTTGATACATAATACTTGAAACTCTTCTGCTGCTAATCTACCATCAATAAACAAGCAATTCTTTCTCTCCTTTTCTGGCTTGGATTGAACATGATTTACCCATTTATTAAAGAAAAGTCTTCTTGCTGCCATATTATCAAAGCCACAAATCATAATATCTGATGCCTCAGATTCAGTGGTAAATCTCTCACTTATTGCAAAGACACTGCTATAGCCAGCATAGTTTCTAATCATCTCAGTCAGTGCAGATACCTTAGGTCTACCTAAATCAGATTGACCATATAACTGACCTGACATATTGACAGCTTCTACTATGTCATTATCATAGATAAACATAGAAGCTGGCTTCATCCTTGCCAATAAAAAGCCTACATAACTACCAATACCACCCACACCTGCCAAAATAATAGTTTTCTTCTGAATGTTCTCATACCAAATGGCAGAACTAAACCTACTTGTAGCTTCATCTACAAGCAAAGTTGCAGAGTTTGTAGGTATCTCTTGATGTGCATCTTCTACAGCTTGACCAAGGATAGCCTGTTCCTCTTCTGAAAGTTCAAAGCTAATGCTGTCACCATCATCTTCTACAGAGTTACCTGTCCTTATAGCCCAAGCCTCTTCAATTAAACTTTTGAAGTGTTCATTGACAAAGATTCTACCTGTTACACCTTCAGTGCTACTATATACAATTTTATAGGTATTAGGTACACCATCCAAACCAATAATATTAAGAGAGGCAATGAGACCCATTCTAATATTATTAAGGACACTATTGAAAGTGTTAAGGTCAGCATATCCCACCTCATTATATTCATGAACATTATTCTCATTGAGACTTTCCATAAGGGAATTATAAGCCTCAGTTGCTTCTTGTGGAATTGTTACTTCTTCATTCATAATATTAAGTATTTCTGAAGTGCATCAATATACCCTTTGATATAATCATTTTCAGGGAGTTTTGTAAGCTCCTCTATCATATCATGGGCACAAATAGCACAAATTTCTGTTTCATCAAAGCCAAGCTCTTCTAATTTCTCATCTGTTGTATACCATGTCAGATATTCTGTGTAGGTATCTGCCCACATTTTGAAATTTTTCATGCCTTCTTCACCCTTACCAAATCTCTTTTCATACAATGCAGACATTGACTTAGCCCATTTGGTAATGTCAATCTTACTATCATTAGAGATAATAATGCTACCTGTAATCAATTGAAGTACAAGAGACTTCAAAGTGACTTTATCAAATGTCACCTGACCATAAGGTAGATTATAGTCATCATCAAATGGCAAGTCATCTACATTATCAAAGAGAGTTGACTGAACCACCTTAGATTTATTATCTTCCTTCTTGACAAGATTTGCTGGACCTGCCTTTGTACCATAAGAGTTAGCAATAACAGGCTTATAGCCACCTTGATATACAGGTGTCTGAGCTTTCTTGGCTTTCTCTGCTTTAACTTGCTTGATTTCCTCAAGTCTTGCTGCCATATCTGGGAATGAAAATGTTTCATCTTCATTCTCTATTTTAAGATAGAACCATTCAATCTCATCTGCATCACTTATATACTCCTTAGTATCTTGCTTTTCACCATCACCAAAGAACTCATAAGATACAGATTCCATGGTCTGCTTTGACTTGATTCTCCTTGTGATTGCAGCAGTATAGGAACCTGCATTATTCACAATAAGAGACACAAAATTATTCCTATCCCTACCTTCTTCCTTTAGAGTAGCAGTGTCTGTTCCACTAAAGAAAGTGCTCATATTATTATGTGAATGGATTAATCCCATTTGACAATCAAGCAGTTCAGGATTTTCACACATATAGGATATTACATCAGGATTCATATCAAACTCTGTATAGGCTTGAGTTCCAATATCCATGATGTAAATATCTACACACCTTATTACAAGGTCATCATTTTCAAATGAACCTTCATGTGTAAAGAACAATGTACCTGACCATTCAGTATTCCATACCTTCTGACAGGCAAACCTTATCTTTCTTTCCACTTCTGCTGGAATAATCAGCTTATAATTATAGGTACCTGACTTCTGTACCAGGCTGATTACTTTCATGGGTTGCTTTGTTTCTTCCATATCTGTAATTTAATACTTTGAGTATTGTTGTTAATATGTATAGTGCAATTTGAGTATTAAGAATTATGCTCTTGTTCTCATTTCTCACTTCTACAATATCTGTAATATCTACAGTTATTTCTCTTCCCTTGAATACACAAACTTTCTTGCCTATATGCTGAGCATAGTTATTTACATTATTCCTGCTCCTATCATAGTAAATCCTTCCATTGTCTATGATACACTCTCTCAAGATACCATGTTCCTTCAAGTCTGCAAATTCAGTAGTCAATTCCCTTTTATTGAATTGGTCATTATACCACTTGATAAACTCATTACTGATAAGCACAATAAATTCAATAAGTGACATTCCAATAGAATAGGAGCCATTGACATAATTAAATTTGAGTCTCTTAGAGTTAATGAAATACCTCACAAACTCCTTGAATTTGTCAGAAGTGATGTTAACTTCATAGTAACCAGGAAACAGATATGTAATGAATCTATTTATACCTGTTTCCATATCACTGGTGCCTAAATTCTCCAAGTAATGATAAGGTCTCCCAGCAACAGATTCTACAGTTACATACTTACTTAATTCAAGGCAAAACATATTCCACATATCCTCATCATAATCCCTATTGAGGGCACTAATAGTACCATTAATAGGACCACTACCTGTACAAGGATTTTGGAATTTGGTGAAATCACTTTTAGGGATACTACTGACATGACTATGCAAATAATTACTCTTGAAGTGAAGCAGGGTATATTCTGACCTGTTAAGTGTGAATCCACCTCTCAATGTACCATCACACATTACTTTCACCTTAGCCCACAGGTGGTTAATATCCACAAATCTGTCATGCTCATTAGTTACTCTTACATGAGGAAAATGTACAAGAATGAATATGTCATTGAACTTAGCATTACCAATTCTTTCCTCTACTGTAGTATTTGTAAGCACATTAACAACCTCCTCTACTTGGTCTTTAGGTAAATCAGTAATGGATATTGCTCCATACATGCTCCAGTCATTCCTATTCATGCCTACAATACTACCATTAGGAATATAAGTAGATAGAGGTTCTATATTCATCCAAGATTTGAACTTATCCAAACTCCAATATCCTTGCATATCAACTTTATCCTCCCCAAAGAAGTCATTGAATATGCCTAATACTCGGAGTGGTCTATCCATCAAGGAGTTATATAGTTCCTCTATCTTCTCCTCAATTAATTTAATTGTTTCTCCACTCATATTACTGTAAAAAAAAAGTAGGTAAGGGGGCATTTCTAACCTCCTTACCTACTATATTATTTTGCAAATTTCCAAACAAAGCCATAAGATTGAGATACTGAGACCCACTTACCTCCTCTATAATATCCTCCTCTACAACAATTAAGTATTGGAGCAGTATTATATCCTAACTCTCTTTGTATTTGAGAAGCTGAGTCATAAGTCTTTACAAGAATATTTGCCCTATATTGCGCTATTTTTAGTCCTCTCTTTTTACTAATTTTCTTCAAAGAGAGCCTTTCTTGAGCACTTCCATAATTTACATTGTAACTTTGACTACACCACTCAAGATTGCTCACAACATTATTAATAGGGTTCTCATCTTTATGATTTACATAAGGTAAGTTTGAAGGATTATCAATAAAAGCCTGTGCTACAAGTCTGTGTACAAGATAATGTTTCCCTACATTTTCCTTATATAGGCTTACAGATGAATATCCTCTGTTATTCTTGTGCTTGCTTAGCAAAGCATTCCTACTTAGAGATTTTACATTCCCTAAGTTGGAAACTTCATATAACCCTTCATATCCTTGTATAGGTCTCCATATTTCAACCATATAATTTAGCCTACAAAATTAAACATATCATCAATCTCATCATCAGAGTAAGGAGAAGCTGACTTAGGCTTGTACTCCTCAGAAGGTTCAGCACTTACTGCAACCTTACCCCCAAGAATGCCAAGCACTTCCTCTTTCTCATCCTCTTCAATTGTGCCATTGTCCTCAAGAACTTCCACCAACTTACTGATAGCAGCTCTTGCTACAGTATCAACACATTCACCACCATTACTTGCAGGTGCTACAGGAGCACTTGCTTCAGGAGTATTTACAGGTGTTTCCTCCTTCTTAGCCTCAGCTTTAGCCTCAGCTTTAGGAGCAACAGGTGCAGGCTTTAAAGCACCACTGTCCTGTACTAATGCAATAAGGTCAGCAGTTTTACACATAGTGAAGTTCTTACCAAACTTCTTTACACAAGCACTCTGCAAACTCATAGACTTGATAGCATTATATGCCTCAGTTCTGCTCATTGCTCCTGACCTAATCTTCTTATTAGTGTTAGTAAGCATGAAAACCAACTCATTGGTGACAATTCCCTTGTAAGGAACATCATGTGGCAGAACTGAAGCATCATTCTTCAATTCAACCTTTGATGTGCCTTCAAAGAAGGTCATATCATCATAGTCAATATTATTGGCTCTCAAGTCACTCTTCAACTCAGCAAGGGTCGTGGCTGCTGACATAATAACACTCTTCTTCTGATTCTTAGTCTGTACGACTGTAATTTTTCTTGCTTCCATGTTTTCACTTTTTTTTTTATAAATTGAACTTATTGAAACTTTAATCTATACAAAAGGGCAAATCATTCCAATCATTGTCCTCTTGTCTTGAAGAGTTAAATAAAGGCTTGATTATTCTAAGGAACTCATCTTTGCCCTTAGCTTTCATCAAATCACTTATATCTTTCCCTCCATTAAAGGGTGGTAATACTACATTAGTAAATCCTGTTTCCTCAGCTAACTTCTGAGCATCTTTTAATCCTGGCTCATCATTATCCAAGCAAATAAAGACTTGTTTATACCTTCTTTTCAGTTCACTAATTGCAGTATCACTCATCCTATATCCCTCACCTTGAATGGCAAGGGATGGTATTCCTGTATTAGCCCAAAGACATAAAGCATCTTTCAGTGAGGAGCATATACATACTTGCTCCCCATATTCAGGTACTTTAGTCCATAGGCTTACTACAGAATTGTCATGTTTGTTACTCCACTTATAACCAGCTTTATTGAAAGGCTGATATATCTTTAGGGTAACTTTTCCCTCCTTGTGTTCTACATAAGCATAGGCATACTTATCAGCTCCAAACACATATCTATGACCATCTTTTATGACAATCTTGTGAGATATGGGGTAAACTTCTGCATATTTGAGCCATTCTAAAGTTATACCATAGGATGCCCAATATTCAATATCATAATCTCTCCAATCTCTGACTTTACACTGTAAGTCTGTATCTTTGTTGTAACTACTTGTACTTCTTATAGCACAGGGAGTATATGAATGAATACTGGCACCACCACAGAACTTTGAAATGTCCTCATTGATTTTATTTAAGACCTTCTTGAAGCTGCAATTCCACATTTTACCAAGAAGGTCAAACAGACCTCCACTATCCTTTGTAGCTAAGTCTGTATAAAATATTCTTACTCCATCAGAAGAATAAAGACCAAAGGAAGGTCTTCTATCCTGTCTAAGAGGACTATTGATTATGCACGGAACCTCTGTAATTCCTAAGTAATATGACAGAATATCTGCCTCTGTCACTTTACTTAGAATATCATCAAGGCTCACAGAAGATTTACCAGAACTGAATGCCATTACTTTTTTTTTAGAAATCACTACTTCTTACCAAAATCCCAAGGTGTACCACCAGCATCATTACCAGGAGGGAAAGGCATATCACCTGATGCACCAGAGTTACTGAGGTCTGTAGATTCTACATTATACTCCTTCAAGTCACATACAGTAAACTCAGTAGTAGGGTATGCACTAGCAGCCTTTCTTTCCTGCAAGTTTTCATCCAACTTACTGTAATCAGTGGTGACGTTCTTCAAGAACATCTGATTATAAATAGCCTGATACTGCTTGTTATCATCAGTGGTTTTTACACCGAACAATATCTTAACCTTGTTATTAGGCTGCAATGCAATAACATCTCTTAGCTCCTTGAAATTACCCTTGAAGTACTCAGCAATGTCCTCAAGTCTTGCTTCACAATCCTCAGGGTTGTCTACCTTAACCCAAGTATTATTGACATACTTCATTACATTAGGAATGCCAAGATATGCCTTGATGAATTTAGTAAGCTCTTCCTCACCATGATAAGCAGGTCTATAATCCTTGTCAATATTGGCAGGACCATTCTTATATACAGGAATTTCATGTGCTTTAGCCTGCTCTATAGTAACCCAAGCAGTTCTACCATATTTATCAATTACCTGTACCTTAGTTTGGTCTTTATTGTATCTGTATTCATTTCTAATGAAGAAAGATGCCTTAGTAGTAAACTCAATACCACCACATTTTTCAGCATCAGTCTTAACAATGAAGTCAAGTCTGACATTCTGTACCTTGTGCTTGTCCTCACCTACTTCAACTTCACTCAAATATTCAGGGTCATTTTCAAGCTGGGTATTATACAGCTTCTCAAGCTCTGACTTGCTAGGATTTACAGCCAAAACAAATACAGGAGCTACACCTATATATCTCTTTACTGCATTGCCTTCTTTACTCTCTGTTCCTTTACTGAATGCCATAAAGGCATATCCAACTTTTCTATTATTATTCATATTCTTATTTTTTTTAGTTTCCAATTAATTATTCTTCAAAAGGCATATCACCAACCTCTGCATCATTAAAAGAGTTAGTAGGGTCAAAAGGAGACTCTTCACCAGCCTTTACTTCTGTCTCAGGTACCTTCTCAGTATCATCTACTGTTTCAGGCTCAACATTATCAACCTCAGGCTCTTCTACATGAATTTCATATACATTAGCCTCCTCATTGAATACCATTATGCCAGCCTTAGGCTCATACTTAGTAACTTTTACAGGCTTACCATCCTTATCAACCTTACCAGTATCTTCTACCTTCTTGACAACCAAGTCTTCACTTGTGAGACCACCTGTCAAAGCCTTGACACCCATTTCATGTCCCTCAATCTCCTCAATCAGAGCATTATACTCTGCATTAAGTTCATCAATCTTGGCAGCAATCTTATTCTTCTTTACTACCAAAGGGTTAACATTCTGTGCAATTCTTTTTACACCTGCAAACTGTCTTACTGTTAATGTCTTCATAATTGTTTCTTTTAATATATTAAAATAACTTTGTTATTATTACTTAATCTAAATACATTGTACTTGGTAATATAATAATCAATTGCAGTTGAATAGAAATTAAGAGTTATTTGTATTGGTAATTGGGATAGTGTTTTAATAAACAAATCAATCTTACTTTTCTCTTTACCTTTTTCCAATAAGAACTCTTCTAACATCTGTAACTGACTATTCATATTAAATGGTGTAATACCATATATTTGATTACCAAGTTCTACTGTCTTCTCTCTATCCATAAATCTCCCTCAATTTGTCTACTACTATAGACAAATCATTAGGAATCTCATCAGGAAGGTCATCCAATGCACCCAGACTGTCTTTAGCAGGATATTCTCCATCAAACTCCTTGACAAAGTGCTTGATAGGTCTCTTGTTTTCTGCATCATATCCTACCTTGCCAAAGAGGATAATATCAAACTTACCTTCTGGTGTGATGTAATCGTCCCATTTTATGAAACATAACTTATGTAGGTAATCATTCTACTATGTTTCCTTAATATTTCTATTAAGATTTGACTATATCTTCAATAGATTTTCTCTTAGCCCACCAAAGTTTAATAGATTCACTTCTTTTTCTTTTGGATTCCTCACTTTGGGAAATACCCTTATGAGATTCTGATAGCTTCTTTCTTGTAGACTCTGAAGCCCTTCTTCCCTTATTAGCTAAACCTATTTTACTTTTATGTTCTTCACTAAGAGGTACACCTTTAAGCCTTTTACTCATAGCCTTCCTAAACTCTATAGAATGCTTAGTTCCAATCTTAGACTGTCTAATCTTTTCTATAGCTTCAGAATTATGAATAAATCCTGTACATCCATCACCCCCAGCAGTAAGATTAATTAAATTGGGAAACTGTGAAATCCAATATTGCTCCCTTTCCTGCCAAATACCACTTTGACAGGTTTCCAAGAGTTCTATTATAGGTTTCTTATTCTCCTTTAAGATATTAAGAATCCAATTGCTTAAATGCTTATTATGCTTATTTCCTTTAGCATTGGCAATATGGTTTCCCAATCTCCTACTTAGACTTCTTACAGTCTTACCTACATATCTTACTTCTAAGGTATCAGGATGCTTTAATGTGTAAATGTGTACTTCTCTATTGTCTACCATTTCCAAATATAATTGATTACTTTATAAATGTACTCCCCCACAACAGGGGATAGTCGATGAACCTTGAACTTGTAAATAAGCCCCTTGGCTGCTGATTGCCCATTCCTCCATCACTAAGAATACAACTAATTTTCAAACATTCAAGCTTATTGTTACCAATTACTTTGTAGTTTAGTTGTCTTTAGGGTGTTCCAGCAATTAGATAGATAATGGCAGACTATGCTACCATCTTTCCAGTGGTCTTGAACTTATAGGAAATAGAGTCACCATTCTTATCCTTATACTCCTCATAGTGGGCACAGCAGATGATATTCTTATCCTCAGGAAGTCCCTTGAAAGCATCAAAGATAAGACCCATTCCATAGCCAATTTGCTTAGGAGTATCCCATCCACCTTTCATGGCATTTGCCATATAGAAATCCTGTGCAAGATAATTGAAATCATCAATTACAATGTTCTTGAAAGGAGACTTCTTCAGCATATCTATGAGTTCTGCTATCACTGCAAACCTATCAAGACCTGTAAGACTATCTACCTGTACCCTGTTACCTGTACCAAGGGCATTTGTATTTGTAAGTTTCTGTGTAGGCTTACCTACATTCTCTATTCCAATGCTACCCTCAATTAGTTTGAAGTTAGGGTTAGGAACACCCCTACCAATACACTGGATAACATAAGTTTCCTTTGGGTCAAGCCCCTTAATACCTAACTTCTCCCTACCACAGTAGGAAGTAGTCTTTCCAAAACCACTTTTTGCAAGAACTAAAATCTTTGCCATTGTTTTTGTTTTATATGTTACTTTTACTTGAAAAGGGCTGCAAATTTACTAAATAGTTTAGTTATCCACAACCCTTTATTTATTTTACTTATTCCATAGCTAAAAAATGACTTAGCTATCTTTGCTCTCATGTCTTGAAGAGATTTATATACATTCTGTATCTTAGGGTCATCAGCTTTTGGAAGTTCACTGAAATAATTGGCAGCTCCATCAAAGTATAAAGCTATTATACCTCCTGGGCTTCCACCTCTATTAATAAGCACCTCCAAGAACCTACAATTATCCCTTAGCTTTGAAATGTCATAACCAAAATATTCTTTAAGTTCATACTTGAAAGGACTAAATATACCTAAAGCTACATTACAATCTCTCATAGTATACTTTGAATCAGCAGCTCCTGCAACTGTAGGTCTTACTCTATTGAGTTTTATGTTCTCAATACCTTCATTTTCAAAGGCTTGCTGTTGTACAATTACAGGACTAAAGTTATATCTATTTCTAAGTATAACACAGTACTCACTTAATTTGTCAATACTCTGTTTCAAGGACATTCCTCTCTCAGTATTAGTCAATGATATATGGTCATAGAATATAATTCTATACTCATCTGGGTCATTAGACTCATACCAATCAAAGGCATCTACAGTAGTAGTTTCTCCTAATTCTCCTTTTATAGTTTGCTTCTTAGTATGTACAATACCATTACTCTCTGCATACTTCCTACACTCATTATATACTCCTGTAGGGTTTGTAGATGCACTAAATATAACATTACTTTCAAAGAATTTAAGAATATCTAAATACTCATCCTTTTTGAGTAAGTCTATTATAGTTTCATCTAATACCTTATTATTCCTGACAGACCTTAGGTCAGTTGGACTAATTCTTATCTTGTAACCACTCAATGTGTAGAGTAGATAAGACATGAATCTTGTCATAATATCCTCAGGAGTTTCCTCCAAAGGATAATAAAATATCTTAACCCTCAGCTTGTCAGGATTATTATAGGCATAAAGTAGAGTATTATATATGAATAAATAAGATGCTATTTGAGTCTTAGCTGACTTTGTTGAGCCAGTTACAACATAATACTTACCCTGTTCTACTCCTAAGAAATCCTCACTAAACCTAATAAAAGGAGAAGGAATAGAGTTTATACCACCATTGATGACTTTTTTTCTCCTTTCTTCAAGACCATTTAATACTCTGTTTATAAGACTTTTATCCATACTATCTTAACTCTGTATTCCAATCCCTACTTAGAGTATCTTCTTGTCCGAAGTTCTCAATATAACTAATCAATTCTGAGTCTCCTTCAACCTCACCAGCAGCACCAACTTTCTCTTTGAATATGAAATACTTCAATAACCTCATATATGTATAGTTCCCATTGAAACCTTCTACATACTTACTGGTTGCCTGTATGATTTGCTCATCAGTATAAGTATTTCCATACTTCTTAAAGAATAGCTTTAATCTTCGTACAATCAAAGCCACTCCATCTGCCCAATAATAGTTAGTGCCATCCTTCTTACCTTTAGGGAATATCTCCTTTAGCCTTGTAGCCAACTGAACTAACCTGTCATTAGGTTCTTGCTTCTTGTCAGAATCTACAATCACAGAATCTATCACCTCAGTACCTTTATTAGTGAGTCTCCATCCAACCTGCTGGAACAGGTCATCCCTATTAGCAGTTATATAACCTTTCTTGATTAGCTCCTTTTGGGCTGTATCAAGGTCAGCATTATTATGGATAGCAAGCATTAAAAGAGCCTCAGCAAGACTAATGTTGTTCTTCTGACACCCTTCCTTACTTAAACATATTGTCATAGCTTAATGTCATTAATACTATCAACACTAATGATAGAATCCTCAGAGTACTCCTCTATCATCTTCTGCACAAGTTCCTCTTCTCTTGTATCCTTGAAATAAGGTATGATGATAATAGGGGATTTATGTCTAAGTATTCTACCAACTCTTTGCTTTACTACAATCTCTGAACTATTCAAATTGCAGAATATACCTATTCTACAATTAGTCAAGTTCACACCTTCATTGAGTATATTACAGGCAGTAATATGCTTAATCTTGTTGAGATTAAACATTTCAAGGTTCTTCACTGAAGCCTTATTCTTCGAGGTGATATTGTATTTACCTAACCTCTCTGACTGTTCAATACTACTACAGAAAGTCAAAGTCTTGTAATTCCTGAACCTGTCAAGAAGATGTAATACAAGGGCTTCCTTCTGTTCAGCACACCATTTCAACCTTTTGCCTGCTGTTGAAAGCCATAAGTTCTTTATTCTCTCATTTCTTGAGTTAAAGTACTTATTCTTGTACCACTCTATAAGTGAAGAGACATTATCATAATAGCCTTTCTGAGTAGTAGTGACCTCCTTACCAAATCTTTTGGTTCTGTACTTGCATATAGAGTTATCCAAAGTTAAGGGCAATAGGTATACTGTAGGCTCAGGCAATACTTCATCTTCTACAGCTTCCTTGAGACCACACTTAATGACCTCAGCCTTATGATTGTAGGTGAAATAGTCTCTCATATCTCTCTTGATAGTAGCAGATAGCCCAATGAAAGATTCATTGATATGGATAGTCTCCAATACATCAATTCTTGCTTCTGACAAATGCTGCATCTCATCTGCTACTACTATATCAAAGTATGAGTCCTTATAGTTCTTTAATGACTCATAACACTCAATGGTAATATGGTCAGACTTAATACCTCCCCATTTCTTAATCTCATCCCTCCAAGTCTGCTTATGTACAGTCTTTGCCACAAGAATAAGTATAGTAGTAGGACATTCATCATTCCTGAATACCCTATCACATATATGATTAATAAGGTCTATCGCCAATTTGGATTTACCAAAGCCTGTGATTAGCTCCAATATCATATACTTAGTCATATCTACCTTAGATAAGGCTAAATCATGTATCTCTTCTCTTGTCATTCTTTGTTTACAATACTTTTTAATGTACTTATATATTCTTTATCACTTGCATAGTTAATATTCTCAAGAAAAGCATAGTAGTTATTCGGAGGTTGATATTTCTTTTGAATCCACTCCTTATAAGCTAAAACACTTTCAGTCCAATGCTTGAACCTACAATATCTCTTTTCTTTACTGTTATAAAGACCAAAGAGATTATTATATTTCAAACATGCCTCAGACTTGAAATGTCCTGTTTCAAGAACAGCTTGAGCATAGACAATATCTTTATGCTCTAAACCATAATAAGACAAAGCCTCCTCCAGACCCTCCTTAGGGGTCTGAGAGAAGAACTTTGGTTGCTCATTAATAATGGTATCAGCTACCTCTATTACAGGGACAGTTTCAACCTTTGGCTGTTGAGAAACTATACTCTTGACTTGCAAGAGTAATACAATTACTGCACTCCACGGCACCACTGTAGCTGCTACAATTAGTGCTTTCAACCATTTATTTCTCATATTTTTCTTGAAAAGAATTTATCCTTAAATCTCCAATATGTGTACCAAACATCATAGCATGGACCTTCGTCAGGGTCTGAGTAGTATTTTAACCATATAATCCAAAATATAATGGTCTCTACTATATTAACAAATGGTATAATACTGGTAATCAGCATGATAAGTGCTATCCACAATGGAATACCTATCTTTTCAGCTTCTTTCCAGTTTAAGGAGAAGACTCCTTTTACTGGGATTGTATAAGTATGCTTTAGCACATATATTTGGATTATGAAGGATATTAAACCAATTATAACCCAATTAATCAAATTCATAGTTACTCTATACCTTTAAATAATGTAGGCAAACTACCATATACAGGAAGCTTACCATCCCATTTATCAATCCACTGCTGCTTGAGAATCATAGGAGTCAAAGCCTGTGTTCTAAGCTTATTAGCCTCTGCTTCTGCCTGAGCTGCAACTACTTTCTTCTCTGCCTCTGCCTTAACTACAGCTAACTCATTCTGAGCCTTCTGTGCTTTTTGAATTGCAGCATTCTTAGCATTAACTGCCTCTACAATAGACTGAGGATATTTCAATCCAGAAGTTAGCTGTTCCAACTGAAAATTCTCTTTAAGCAGTGCCTTGGACAAATGTGCTTCAATAGCTTTCTCTACCATATCTCTGTTTGATACAATCTCATCAGTAGTATACTTATTGAGCTGGATTCTGAAAGCATCTTTTACATAGTTAAAGAGAGTTCCATTAATAACATCAGCAAGCTCCTTCCTATATTTCTTGAATACCTGAGGTGACTTACCATCAACAATCTTCAATGAAATAGTAGGGTCAATACTGAACTCTGAACCATCCTTTGCATTAATTGTGAAAGCAGGATAATCTATTGTCTGGACATAAGTAGGATACTCATAAACCTGCTCAGTGAATGGATTATACCATACTGCACCAGTAACCAAAGATATATCATCTACACCCTTGTCAGAGCCATAGAGATTTACCTTAATACCCTCACAACCTGCATCTACTCTCTCATAACCACATGAGGACATACCCAACATGGTAAACAATGCCATAAGGCACATAATTACTTTACTTTTCATCTTCTTTTGTTTTAATGAATTTAATTATTACTTCTACACCTATCCATATAGCTACTATTAACAATACAATTCCTGCAATGTTAGCAGCTGTGTTACTCATGGTGAGTAATTGAGTAACAGCATTTAGTGCTATGAATAAACATAGTACTAAACATACTACCTTGATAATGAATTTTCTCATATTATTAATCCCAATACCAAATACTTCTTGATACCATCTTTCTCATAGATATATGACCATCCAAGGTCTTCCAAAGCTTTTTATGTCTGAAAAACTTAAACTTTGCTTTTTCACCATTTTTACCACCCACTACCTTGTACCTACGCCCATACTTATTCCATTTTCTGACTGGGTACTTATGAAGATACTTACGTGGTATATTATACTTCTTTCCTTTACTCATATTGTAAATAGATGTATGTAATTTCTTACTATTTCTGGCTTATTAATAAAGTGGTTCCATTGGTGCTTGTTATACCATAATAGAACCTTATATCTGTTGCCTACTACTATTATATCTATTGATGGCTCATAATGATTAAATAGGACCATCACGTATATTATGAGTAAAATTATAATCCATACCCTTACCATAAATTACTTTTTTATTCATCCTCTTCTGATTTAGGACAACACACTACATACTTAAATCTTGAACAAATTCCTTTCCACTTCTTATAATCATCACATGAGTTCTTCTTCAATGTTTTTGCATCAATGAAGTTACTTACACAAAGCATATCATACTTATTAATAGGATGATATGCTGTATTAGCAAAGTACCCATCCAGTTCCCGTATAATTGCTTCAATGGTTTCACCTGATGCTATAAAGTCATCCACAACTGTAAACCTTGTAACACCAACATCATCAATCCCTCTTAATGAAGAACAATGAGCATGTGTATCCTCATCCTTCCTGACAATCAGGATATAGGTCTTAGTAGTTGGGTTAATGTTGTTTAACTGATTGAGTATAGCACCTGCAATCATGGCTCCTGATGTGCCTCTTGCTACAAAGGTTATGCTTGTACCTTTCTCAATGTCCTTTTTATATGTATTGAAGATTGCTTCTGCACATTGTTGTATATAACTATGCCTCCAATGAACACCAAATGGATATACTACGCTAATAAAATGGTCAAGATGTATAAATTTAGGAACATATCCCATAGTCTCTTAGTTTTATCCTACTTGTTCAGTAGGTTGTAAAAAAAAAAGAAGGACAAGGATATTATAGTACCCTTGTCCTTTACTATAAGAATATTCCCAGTTAGTCCTCAAACACTTGATAAGTGTACGAAGTACCTCCAAGATGTTCTACTGTTCTCTGCAAATGAGCTTCAAGCCTTTCCTTTTCACTCATTGCAGCCCACTTGCCAGGCTTAGACCATGAAGGACAAGAATCCTTGTCAATCATGTACTCATAAGCCTCCTTGCTCATGTTCAGGGACTGTGCAGCTGGCTTGCACTTCCTTGTATGGAAAGTGATAATTTCTGGATTGGTACCATCCTTGTCAGTCACTCTCATAGAGCACTTCTCCATCTTGTCCCAATCCTCTACTTTTACCTTAATGGTTTTCCTGTAAATTTTACCAGCTTTGGTCTTCTTCTCAATCACTTTGTGAGTTGTTTTAAGGCACTCCTCCTTGCTGAACATTGTGCTTCCTTGAAGCTCAATACTCAGACTTAACTTGATTTCATTCATGTTTATTAATCTTCTTTAGATTCTTCCTCCATAATTGTAGCAAGCATAAGAGCAGTCATTGCATCTGTCACTGTAGCTTCTCCTTTGTCTGCTCTTTCCTTCAGCTCCTCTACCATCTTCATGTGGAGAGCATGTTTCAGGACTCCAATAGTGCCCATTAGCTCTCTTGCATTGAGGAATGTTGTACTTGTTACAATCACCTCAAAAGGTGCTTGCACTGTCTTACCTTTGTAGCTTTCTACCAAGTTTTCAATAAGTTCAACATTGGTCAAACTACCATTCTCTTTGCCACCTTCAATGGCTTTTGCAGCATCTTCAAAATGCTTCTGTTCCAGATTTCTATCAAGAACAGTCTTTTCACTCTTTTCTCTTTTCATATCTTACTGTTTTAGTTATTCATGCAAATGTTTTAAGTAATCCTTATCTAAGTCAGGATGTTTGTGTATTAAGAATTTGCAACTTATACACACTATCAGGTGAGCTACACCCTCTGCTGCTATAATTCCTATTACAATATCCTGCCACTTAGGAAGTGAATCCCAGCTTGTCAGGAAGAGTATAAGAATGAGTATAGTTATCCAAAAGGTACTACAATAGATGCAGAATCCTAATGGATATGCTATAAAATGTAAGAATCTATTGCCACTTTTAACCATAGGTACAAACACTTTACTGTACAAAGGATAGAATATCATATCCTTAACCTTCAGGCAATTCCTATAGAATATACCTAATAGTCCACCTATTACTCCCAATAGCATGAACTCTAACATTAATTGTGTAAACATAAATGATTTATTTATTACTGTATATTAAGTAACTTAGCAATTCTTTGAAAAGCCCTCTCTTCATACTTTCTGTCCTCAGGGTAATTTATTGCATCTTTGCACCATTCTTCATAGCACTCTTTATCCATAGTATCATTTAATACTACAGGGTAGTAGATGTCTCCTAATATAGGATTATCACATTGCATACAGACACAATCTCCAGAGTCTGATATACCCCAACCTAGTTTACCTGCTTCATCTACTGACAACTTGATTACCTTGAACCCTTTGTCATTCTTAACTAACTTTGCCATAAAAAAGAAATTATTATTAAAATACTTATTGTGGAGCATAGGGGACTCGAACCCCTGTCTTACTAATCTTTAATAAAAGAATTACACATGCTTACTACTTTTTAATGTGGTCAGTTACCCACTGAGCTAACTGAATTTACAGCATTTCCACCACCTTATTTTATTGTCCATAAACAAGGAAAAAGTTGAGTTACCTTCTGCGAGACCACAGCCCATTAATGCTCTTAAAGTCGGACCCTCAGCCTTAGTCTTTAATCAGGCTTTGCACCTTTCTGTTTCCAAGTAAGTGCTACTCAGCCTATTTAGGCAGCAACTCTATAAGAAGTATTGCCAGTTATTGTTTTGATGTCTTTCCATCAGTCTTTGCATGTTCTCTTACCAAATAATTAGCAATCAAAACCAAAATGCCCCATTGTGCAAATGATGGGAGTTGTTGATTATTAACCAAGCTATACTTAATTAAGCTCCCACCATTGCAATTTTATCCTACACTCCTTTCGGGATTAGGTATAATTTCCCATCCATCATCCCATACAGAACCTTGTCTATATCTCCAGAACTCCTCTGGGTCACACATTACACCATCTTCCAAGCATAACATACCATTAGTGCATTGAGTTACCCACTCTTCTTTACTGAAGTATCTATGCCTTACTCTGTGAGTCTGCATAGCTTTAATTGCTTCCTCTTTTGTCATTTCTTTTCAAGTTTTACAGTTATAACTATAGGTTCAATATTCTTCCAATTAGTAATCTCATTGCTATCTACAGGCTTTCCTTCCCTAAATGTGGCAATGGTAATGTGTGGAATATCATTGGCACATACTACACCCTTTTTATCTACTCTAAAAGCCATAGCTTTGCTAGAAATGCCTACACCATTAATGACTATTTGGAACTCTTTTCCCACATAATCTTTAAGGTAATTATATATTTCAGAGTTGCCATGTAGCTGAGATACATGTAATAGTGTACAATGGTCTATGAATATTCTATCTGCAACACCCAAGGCTATATTATAGTCTATGTTATCAGTCAGTATATCCATTAGTCTATTCTTGGTATCTGTATCAAGAAATAGACCAAAGTAATGAAAGTTGTTCATATTGTGAGTTTTAAGAATTTTCTGTTTTTGGATTCATTTCTTATTGAAAGAATGTCCTAACAAAGTCAAATATTGTTTCCTATTGAAACATCATTATTAAAGTCACGTAGCTTCCTCTTTATATCCCCACATTTGAAGCAGTTGCATTTATTAAGTGGTGATAGCTTACCTATCAGCATCACATTTTGCTTTCTTTAGGTCCCATGCTTAGTAGAAATAGTGAGCTAAATCCACCATTGTATCTCCAGTGAGACTCGAACTCACAACCCACAGCTTAGAAGGCTGTTGCTCTATCCAATTGAGCCATGGAGACATGCAAAAGGAAACCTGTATATCACATACCAGTTTCCTATAATAACCATTGATTTACTTACCTAAAAACAATCAAATTACCTTTACAAATAACACCTTAGTACTCCCAACAAGACTCGAACTTGTGTCTACTCTTTAGGAGAGAGTTATTCTATCCACTGAACTATGGGAGCATTTATCCTAATGTTGCTAAGCATAAAGGGAGCAGCTAATTCCCACCATTAGGAAAGGTAATAGTACTTACCATTATGGTAAGAACCCCAACATTGAAAAAGCTGTGCTCTACTTGAGCTATACTATTACCTTATTAACTATACTAAATTTCTGGAATTTCCATAATCATACAATTTAGTGTCTTAATCAAATAATCTTTTTACTTTATCACCAAGAATTTCAACTGCTTTAATTACATCTTCTTTATTCTTGAAGTATATAATTCCTGCATGTTGTACACAGAGATGCTGATATATATCTACACCATTGTAAGCACAAACTACATTATTGCGTCTACTACAATTGCTAATGAAATATCCTGCATTGTTTATAGTTTTCTTCCAAGAGCCATTGAAGAACTTAGCAATGATTGCCAAGTCTGTAAGTGTTTTGTACTTCTCTACTTCATTAACAGGGGCATTGACATAGAAGCCTGTATTACATACCTTGCTGTTGATGTATTTGAAGTTGAGCTTCAATTCATCCTCAGTGTATGCACTCAGTGCTAATGTACGCAATGTACTATTACCACTATTATACCACTCCATTGCCTGTTCAAGTGTTACCTTGATGTTTCTTTCCTCTTCCATGTTATTTGTTCTTTGTTTATCAATATCAGAATCACTTCCTACCAAGCTACCATTAACCAATCCAGCAGGCTGGGTAATAACCTGTCCATTTACCTTGGTAATGTAGATGTCTTTCAGAGTTATTCCTTGCTGAACTCTATCAGTATCAAAAGTAAACCCTACTACCATCATTTTACTAGTGTATCTTGGGTCTTCTATCATATCATAGAGAGATACAGTATCATAGTTGCACAAGAACTTATACTTCTTGTAAGAAGGTATTGCACCAATAGGCACCTTTCTGTCTGTGAAAATTACAGTTATTGTTCGCATAATTTTTCTCCTATTATTTTGTTAAACCATCTGTATAAAGACAATATTTCAAATTCTTTCTCTGAAATTAGTTTACAGCAACAGAATATCATTACTACAACAGCTATAAAAGTCTGAAAGAAATATCCATTGTCACAAATGCTGTCTGCTCCTGCTATGAAGAACATAGTCACAAAGGCTGTTGTCCATAACAATATACCTTTGATTATAAACTTAAATTTGTTCATTTTTGTTTAATTGTTTGTTAAGTTGAAAATAATTCAAGCACATCTTCTGTACTAAATTCTACCTTATTCTTATAGTCTATATTAGACTTACTCATAGATTCATTGCCTTGATTATTCATAATGTTGCTATGAGCTAAAGTATTATTATGTACAGAGATGTACTTTATGTATTCATCAATGACCAATCCCATACTCTTGTCAAGAAGAGCATGAGATTGGGCAAAGATGTATAACTCTCTAATTGTCATACAGTAAGTTATTATTTTAATATTCTCACTTTGACTTTATCTAACTTTACCCTTCTATTATCTTTAGGATGTATAAGTATGTCAATACAGTGATTGTATCTTTTATTCATTACATCCCTCACTTCATATACTCCATAACCTTCAATGTAGACTCTCTTAGGCTTATTCTTGGGAAATAGCCATAGTAAATCTCTTGAGACAGCACACCATTTGATTCTATTATTCTTCAAATGATTTAGGTTAATCTTACTTCCATCTGCTGTAATAAGAGGCTGGTTATTGCATTGCTTTTTTACAGGTTGATAGTATGTAAGAGTAACATGAGTAGTCTGTGCCTTACAATTAATTGTACCAAATAGTATAAGCATTACAATGCCTATACTATTCAGTATAAAAAACCTTAATTTGCACATTCTACTCATTGTATCTTTTATGGAATCCATCTAAGAAAGTAGAGTCAAGCTCATGTCTAAGATTAAGATAATCAGACATATAATCTGAACCATCTTTATCCCAAATCCCATTGTTATCCAGTATATTATCTGAATAATTTAGGCACTTGTCCATCAATCTTATAGTGTCATTCTGCTTGGATATTATTTCACCCATATTTAATGCTACCAGCAACAGGATGATAGATGAAAGTGTAGTTATTATCTTATACATTGTATTATTTATTTAATTGTTCGTTGGTACTTTTGGCATACTCTATCAATAAATATATGAATAGGATGCCAAGAATTTGTGCGAGGATGAATAGTATTATTTCCATATTATAGTCATCTCCTTTTCAAATCTGGTTACTTCACTTGGAGTAATAGCTATCAAGTTGCCAAACACTTTTACATATGCTTGTCTCTTAACAACTATTTCTTCCTTTACTACCATTTCCATGAGTGCTTTATGATTTTCCTTCAGCATATTCATGTGTAGTCTCTTTGATTGCTTATAGTTCTTTGAACTACAAACAGCATTTGGGTTTATTCTGTATCTTGCCATAATTTAGTCCATTAAATCCCATAAATATGATTCATACTCACATGCAATTTCCTCATAGGTTAGTTTGGCATCCTCTAAATACTCTGAGAGAAAATTACTTACTTGTTGGAAATTGTTAATGTCACCATTGTATGTGACATTAAGCCACTGCTCACAGAAGTGAACAGCAGCTTTCTGGCTATTTGTGGTCATAATCCTATTCCTTTGATAAGTTTATATGGTACATATACTGAATCACTAACAGATACTCCATGTTTGTGATACTTTATAGTATCCCATTCTGAGATACAAGCACACATATCATCTTTACCTATTATAGTGCAAAAGCCTTTACTATTCTTCAAGACTTTCTTTATTCCTTTAATACTGCCCATACTCAATCATCATAAGGTATAACAAGAGTAAATACAAATACATCCAAGTTCTCATCATAGGTGAATTTATAGTATGGATGAAAAGCATTAGTCATAGATGGGTGCTGTGTATTCTTTATATAATAATCACCCGCAGACCATAAATATCCTTGCTTATATCCTAACTCTTCTTCCATGATAGATACAATGGCTTTTCTTGATTTGCCATAGTTCTCTTCCTCTGTCTTGATATGATACACTTTGTGTTGTGTGTAATCATTGTTTGACAGTTGTGGCTGATACTCTATCTGATAAAGTATGCCATTGTAAAATGCTGGTTTGCTCATTTGATTGTTTGTTTATGGATTGATAAAAGGGAGGTATGATAGACTTGAACTATCATTATAACTGCAATTGAGTTATGTACTAACATTGTACTAATACCTCCTAATTCCTAAATCATAATATTAGTTGCTGTCTTTTATATGCCTTAATTCTCCTAATATATTCAGTTTCAAAACCTTCTTACTCTCTGTGCAATTCTATGTTGATTCTGTTTCTTTCTATCATCACTAAGTCTATTGAGTAATTATTAATATCACTCTCACCACAGTCCTGTAGTAGTGTACTATTCTTTACATCTGCACCCAATTTCAGTAGCACTTCCAATATATTGGTACTCAATTGAAGACATTTTAACAACAATTAATATGTGTTTGTTTGCTTGTTAGAGTGTAGTTTTGTATTATTATTGTAACAGTAAAAACAGTCATACATTATTGGATGATTGTTCCTTGTTGTTGATTATAATGAGGTAATAATTATGTGGTAGTGACATAATGTCACACATCTGACAATATGTCAGTCCATTCTATTAACTCTCAGTAAATCAACAAGTTACATTCAATACAAAACAAGGAAGATAGGATATAAAGTGTATTCCACACTCTATTATCCTATCCTACTTATCCAATGTACTAAACCTCTAAATACTCTACTTACCTCTCTAATCCTCTTGTCAGGAAGAGATGTAATAGAGCATTCTTCATCTCACTCTAACCACTAACAGAATTAAATCCTATTACATATAATATAATGTGTAACATATCTTGGAGTTATACTAAGAGCATACTAATGCCTACTCATATAACTTTTACACACAAATACTATTAATGTTCAAAGGATTAAACTATTAATGTTCAAGTGACTAAACACTATTACAACTAAATAAGAATTGTATTAATGCTTAAAGGAAATGAAAAGGCAAACAGGCATTCCTGCCTGCTGCCCTCATGCTTAGAAGCTTGCCAATGTGGGTGCTCCTCCCTGACCTTCCTCATGCAGAAGCCAGAATGAGCTACCATCAGAGCCAGTGACATTGCTCAGCATAGGATGTGAGGGGATGCCTTTGACTGCAACTGCTCCTGTCTTTGCACCATAGGTGAAGAAGAGCTTGCCTGTCTTAGGATTCTTCTTCACGTCAATGCGTGATACATTCATCTGTGCCTTGAACTGCTCTACTGTCAGAGTGTCATTGAAAATAAGATTCTTTTCCATAATGTAAAAAGTTAATTTGTTAATAATGTTAAGACCCAGGGGTAGGACCCCCTTGGGCTAAGTGATGGGGAGGGTGTGGTTGGTGTAAGTACCACTCATGGAAATACAATAGAAAAAAAAAAATTAAAAAAAAATTATTTTCTATGCAGTAAATTTTTCATTTATATATTTGCATATATCAAAACTTTTACTTATCTTTGCATCCCAGTAGAGGTTAATGGTGGGTTAACCTTTCACCCATGAGGTTAAAAAGTAATGGGTCAGAAGTTGGGTTGGTATCTACAAATAGTAGAGAGATTGTCCCCAATACTACTAAAATTGCTACTATATAAATTAGATTGCATGAGCACATCCACCTGAGAAAATGCACAGGGAATCATGCTATAGGGGTATAATCAAGAACTGGTCTAATGAAGTTAGTAGTTAAAAGGAGATTAGAGATAACTCTTATGAAGCCATAACAAAGCTTCAGGGATATTACTATATACAAGAATGAAGAAGATAGGTAATTATATTAAGGATTCTATTAAATGGTTATGGCAGTTTCCACAGAATATGCTTGCTTTATGTATAGAGGGTATATTGTGTCAAGCTGCATATAGAGAAGGTAAGGCAGATGGTAATACCATTATAGTGAATAATGTTCTACCTTCAGCTATGTCATTAGGAGATTATCTCTTTGTGAATCCTATGTCATCACAAAAGTCTATTCAACATGAATGTGGTCATAGTAAGCAATCTGATATATTAGGTCCACTATATTTGATAGTAATAGGAATCCCATCATTACTACATAATATAATACATTATCTATGTAGTAAGATAGGAATTAAATGGAACTACTACAGTTTTTATACTGAATCTTGGGCTAACAAGTTAGTAGGAATTACTTAAAGAATATAGATTAGACCTAAATCCAAAAACCAACTTTACTCCTTCAAGACAAGAAAATGGTACTTGAATTAAAAATAATTGAGAAAAAGTTTGGTGGTTTCAAACATTTTGCTTACCTTTGTAGAGCAATTAAGAAAGAGAGATTGGTTTTAGGAAATTTCCATTGTTAGGAATGTTACTTTAACCAGTTGTTTAGAGTAACATTCCTTTTTTATTGCCCCATAGTATAGTTGGTTATTACACGGGATTTTGGCTCCTGTAACATAAGTTCGAGTCTTATTGGGGTAACAATAGAAAGGTAAATGCCCTCTTAGTTCAATGGACAGAATAAGAGACTTCTAATCTTTTGATATAGGTTCGATTCCTATAGGGGGTACTAAATAAATTAATATGAAAACATGCAGGATATGTAATAGGAATTTAGATGATATACTATTCCCTAAAAATGGAAATGCTTTAAGGAATGTATGTAAAGAGTGCCAAACAAAAAGAGTAAGAGCAAAGCAACTGGAGTTTGTAAATTGGCTACAATCTTTGAAAACAGAATGTTCTATATGTGGGTATAAAAGATGTAAGGAGGCTTTAGAATGGCATCATACTGGAGGAGATAAGGAGTTTAATGTAAGTAAATTTGTCAATAGTAATTATCCATCACTAAAGAATAAAGAAAAAGTACTTACTGAGTTAAGTAAGTGTGTTCTAGTATGTGCTAACTGCCACAGAGAGATACATAAAAATGTTGGGTTAGAATAGGTGGCTAGTTCGTGAGATTTTCAATCTCAAGAGATGGGTTCGAGTCCCATACCCAATACAATATAGAGCTATCTACTAAGGGATAGGTAACTGCCCTCTCAAGGCAGAAATTTGGGTTCAATTCCCAATAGCTCTACAACTTAGGGTGTGTAGCATAGTGGTTAATGTGCCTGACTGTCAATCAGGAGATTGGAGTTCAATTCTCCCACATCCTGCTAATCCACTTTTAATCTACTGAAGTCCTATCCTACAGAGGTAGGATAGGCAATGGAGAGTAAACCTAAAAGGTTTAGGAACTGTCTGCTAAACAGATTGTACCAACATGGTATGTGTTTCAAGTACACTGCTCTCCGCAATATATGGGTGTAATTCAGAGGTAGAATGCTGGCTTTGGGAGCCAGTTGTCCTTGGTTCAAATCCAAGTACCCATACTTGGGCTTTGTAGTGTAATCAGGTTAGCACAAGACATTTGCAATGTTTTAGAGGAGTTCAAATCTCACAAGGTCCACACGATGTTTTCATGTTTTCATAATGTTGAGCTTTTGCTTGAACCCTCTTTTGGGTAGTTAGAGGTTAAAGAAACTACCTATCTACTCTCTATCTAGAGAGTATTTGGGTCTTTAGTTCAAAGGTTAGAACAAGGGGCTGTTAACCCTTAGATGTAAGTTCGAGTCTTACAGGTCCCGCAAAAACTTTTGCAAGGAGTTTAGTCAAGTAGCTTGCAATACTTGATGCCATCATTTCTGAAAGTTCTCTGAGTGCAATAAGGAGAAGTAATCAATGATTTGATGTTTTAGCAGGTTAGAGAAGTAGTAATCTTGCCCCACTCATAGTGGGGAGACCAGTGGTGCAAATCCACTACCTGCAACTAAGTAATTGGGAAGTAGCTCAATTGGTAGAGCACTGGTCTCCAAAATCAGCGGTTGTGGGTTCAATTCCTACCTTCTCAGCATATTGGGATATATCTCCTCTGTCTGATAAGCAGTTGAAAGAGTAGTTGGTTACAGGTGAGTTCAATTCTCACTATCCCAACATTAGTCAAGAAGAGTAAAGTTGATGTACTTTAATGGTAGAAGGCTGCTCTCATAAGGCAGTAGTTGAAAGTTCGAGTCTTTCCATCAGCACTGTGTTAGTAGCTCAGTTAGGTAGAGCAGAGGATTGTGGCTCCTTATGGCATGGGTTCAAATCCCATCTAACACCCTAATATACTCACATAGCTCAATTGGTCAGAGCAGGAATCTTATACATTCAAGGTTAGGGGTTCAAGTCCCTTTGTGAGTACTATCTTGGAGTACCTGAGTGGTCTAAGGGCACAGACTGCAAATCTGATGATTCGTGGGTTCAAATCCCACCTCCAAGTCTATGTGTTATATAGATAAACTTATAAAGAATAATACAGGAGTTTCTTCAAAGAACTTCTTCTTAGTGGCAGTTACCTTAATAGGTTTAATCCTACTATTAGTTCCTGCTGTACTTCTTATAATAGAAATATGTTATAATCATACTATACAGACAGACCTTAATGGTCTTGCTGCTTATATAGGTGCTGTTGCTGGAGTATTTGCATCAGCAGGTATTACTAAAGCATGGTCTGAAAAGTATGAAAAGAAATAATGCTCCTATAGCTGAATTGGTTAAAGCAACAGTCTCTTAAACTGTGGACTCAAGGTTCAAGTCCTTGTGGGAGCACAACCTCAACCTTGGCAAATACTCCCCTAAAGCATAGTGGCGATGCTCAAGACTTTTAATCCTGAGAGTAAGGTTCAATTCCTTATGGGGGAACATAACATATTATTAACTCTAAATTTTTAATTGTTATGAAAAAGGTTATTTCATTAATTAAGAGAGGTGCTAAGGCATACTTTAGACAAGCTGCTAAGACCTATGCTTGGACACCTACAGGAACTATTCCAGTTGGGATATAGTTCCTTTGATGTGGAGTGAGTAATAAATATTATATGGGGTAGCTTTAATGTGGTGAATTAGTGTGGACTGTAAATCCACTGCCTCAGGCTATTTAAGGTTCAATTCCTTTCTGCCCCACTTCAATAGAAATTTTTGTCCTTGACTTATGGAAAGTGATGTGGGTAGAGACACAAATAAGTCATTATGGGTGTTGGGCAGGTATGGTTACATTGCAGAGGACTGAAAATCCTTAGAACAAAGTTCGATTCTTTGAACACCCACAGTAGTGCTTGCATGTTTAACCAAGGTATGTGAGCACTTAAAAAGAACTAACAAAGCTATGAGTTCTAGATTATATGTAGCAACGTAACTCTTAGGGTTCTTAATAAGGTAAAACTAGCCCCTTTTGGATGTCGTAGAATCCATGTGAATGCCTTGCACAGAGTTCATTAAGGCTATAAGTAACAGATTAGTTAAGCAGAAGTCCTGCCCCTGCCTAGTTTATAAAAGGGTGTGTAATGAAGATTACACTAATCTAGGCTTATACCCTCTTGATGGAATGGTAGACATAAAGGTCTTAGAAGCCTTGACCATAATGGTGTAAGAGTTCGAGTCTCTTAGGGGGTACTAAAAAATAATTTGAAAATAATTAGGAAAATATTTGGTTAATTGAAATATTTTACTTAACTTTGCACCATCAAAATAAGAGAATATGTTTGAAGAAGATAACCTATTTACTCCAATGGAATCAAGCAGAAGTACAGAAGTATCTGGTTCTCAGCTCTTTATTAACTTCTTGAATCAGCTTGAGGGTTGGAAGACTAAGTGTAAGAATCTGCATTGGGCAGCACCTAAGAAGAATATCCATGTATATCTTGATGAGTTCCTTGATATATTGTCAGACTATCAAGATGGTCTTGCAGAGGGATACATGGGAATACTTGGTAAGATGCAGCCTAATGTAATCAAAGGAACTTCAAGTGATGCACTGAATGCTTTTGACTTTATAAGTGAAGTTAAGTCTGCTACTATTGCATTCTATGATAAGATTCCTCAAGAGACTATTTATAAAGGTATAACATCTGAATGTGAGACCTTTATTCAGAATATCAATAAGTATGACTACTTATTCCACTTATGTGATATAAGACCTTACTAATGACAAAACTGAGAAGTAGAGAAGTATATGAAGAGGCTATAAGAAACAGTCTTAGTATAGCACAGGTATGTAGATACCTGCATATAAAGCCTATAGGAGGGAATTACAGAACTATACATCAAGCAATTGATTTATACAATATAGATACTTCCCACTTTACAGGTCAGGGATGGAACTCTGGTGAAAGATATTCTCCAGTAGTTAAGAAATTCCCTCTTAGTAGGATTCTTGTAAATCCTTCAAGATATAACTCAAACAATCTAAAGAGAAGATTGCTTTCAGAAAATATAAAAGAACATAGATGTGAGAGATGTGGATTGTCCGAATGGCAAGGACAAAAGATACCTTTAGAGCTGCATCACAAAGATGGTAATAATAGTAATAATGAAATAGGTAATTTACAGCTCTTATGTCCTAATTGTCATGCTCTGACAGACAATTACAGAGGGAAAAATAAAATGGTCTAATGGTGGAACTGGAATACACAAGGGACTTAAAATCCCTCGCCCTTTAGGGATTGAGGGTTCAAATCCCTCTTAGACTACAATGCCTCCTTAGTGTTAATGGTTTAGCAAGCCTGTCTTGTAAACAGGAAGAGAGGGTTCAAATCCTTCAGGAGGCTCTATAATGTAGGTATAGTGTTAGTGGTTAGCATATGACATTGCCAATGTCAAGGGGTCAGTTCAAATCTGATTATCTACTCAAATGCAGGTATAGTATAAAGGTTAGTATGTAACACTTCCAATGTTAATGTGTGGGTTCAATTCCCACTATCTGCTCAAATTATGTATATATATCGTGGGGTGATAGCAATGGTAGCTAACAAGGCTCATAACCTTGAGGTTGAGAGTTCGAGTCTCTCCCCCGCAACTAATTTAGATAATATGGAAGAGATAGAAAAGACAAAGATGACAAAAACTAAAAAGACCAATGGTTCAGAGGTTCATCAAGTTATGACTGCATTAACTGATATCACAATTAGAGGTATTGTAAGGTCAGCCAATGAGGAAGGAATTAAGAGAGAGGATATAGTTTCTCTACTTAAAGAAAATGGTCAGTTTGTATTAATTTACTTTAGATAAAAACATTATGGAAATGGAAGAGCAGAAAGCAATAGAAAGACCCTTGATGAGTGAAGAGGAGTTCAAGGATTATATGGAGAAGAATAGAGTAGATGTTGTGGAAGATTTCTATGAAAAAGGTATTCTCCACCTGAGAACTTATGAAGCAGTGAGCAAGTTCAAGTCTGTAAGGAGAGCAATCAAGAGAGGTTATGTATCTCTTGATGGTATTATCTTCCCTAAGAGACCTTTCAATAATAAGGCTAATACTTGTAAGAGAAAGGGACATCACAGTAGGACTATCAATGAAAGAAAGAAGATGATTTATGAGCAACTTAAACACAGAAAATCAGCCTAATGATTACAATGAAGTGCCAGTATTATACTGCAAGCATTGTCTATCATTGAAAATTAGGAACATTCCAAGAATGGAGGATTCAGATTACTGTGATGAGTGTGGCTCCACTGATATAGGAGAATGTTCAATAGAAGAGTGGGAGACTCTATACAAGAATAGATATGGACATAAGTATCTTGAAGAATATTAATAACTTAATTATAAATTAAAATGGAAGAGCAGAAGGGAAAGGTTGTAGAGATGCAGCCAACAACAAAGGAAACAGAGAGACCTGAGAAGATGTCTTATGAGCAGTTAGAGAACATAGCTCACCAGCTTAGTGAGCAAGCTAAGCAGTTATATATGAAGTTACAGGCTGCTAATATGAGTAATACATTCAAGAGACTTGACTACTTGTTTAAGGTAGTAGAGAATGGGCACATGTTCAAGCAGGACTTCCTTGAAAAGTGTATTGCTGAGATTGAGGAAATTATGACAGTTCCTGAAGAGACTGAGGAAGATAACAAGGAAGAGGAAACACCAGATATTAAAACTGAAGATTAATATAGTCATGTATGAAGAAGCCTAATAATATAGTTAGAGTACCATGTTCTTTGAGTGGGAGCTTCTTCAGGTACTGGTTCAAATTCTTAGAGCCTTTTCATAAGCTAACTGATAGAGAGATTGATGTAATTACATCCTTTGTTAAGCAAAGATATGAACTCAGTAAAGTTATCAAGGACAATGAGATACTTGATAAGGTTACAATGAGTGAAGATACAAAGAAGAAAGTAAGGGAAGAGTGTAATATCACTCTTCCACACTTTCAAGTAATTATGGGCAAGCTAAGGAAGAATAAGGTTATCATTGATGGTAAGATTAATCCAAGGTTTATTCCCAACATTGATGAAGAGACTGGTACTTTCCAACTATTGTTACTTTTTGAATTAAAATGAATTATCCTGATATAATTGGTAAGGTTTCTGAAGAGTTGAATTTACCTAAAGAAGTGGTAGATAAAACATATAAAGCATTTTGGTTATTCATTAATCAATCTATACAGTCCTTGCCATTAAAGGAGGACCTTAATGAAGAGGATTTTGCTAAGTTAAGAACAAATTTCAACATTCCATCACTGGGTAAACTGACTTGCACTTATGATAGGATGTTAGGTATGAAAAAGAGATTCAAGTTTATTAAACAAATAAGGGAGAAGAAATGTTAAAAGTTAGAAAAATACGTCCAATGTTTACCTCGCTCATCACTACCATGGATAAGTATGAGCATGATATGATGGTAGGAGATAGTCTTATTGATGTGACTAAGAGAGAAGGCAGCTTGAAGGAATATCAGAGAGTACTTGCAGTAGGTAGCTCTGTAAGAGACATTAAAGTTGGTGACTTGGTATGGGTTAATCCTACAAGATTTGGTGTAAAGAAGCACCAAGAGGGTACTCTAAAAGATGGAATAGTAACTGATAATCCTATCATAACTTACAATTTTGATGTTGTTGAGATGGATGGAAAGCAGTGCCTATTACTACAGGATAGGGATATTGACTTCATTATTGAAGAGTGGGAAGAGGTTCCTGATAAGTCTTCACCTATCATTCAACCAGAGAAAAAGAAAATAATAGTATAACATTATAAGCATCAGGAGATTAAAACCTTTTGATGCTTTTTTTTTTATTCATAAAATATGAAAGTGGAAGACATTATAGAGGGATTTAATAAGCATATTGAGGAAAAAAGGAAAGAGTTAAATATAAACACTAAAGGACATTTAGTTCTGCAAAAACTTATTACCCCGAGTCCTACATTTAAGGCTTATAAATTTTATGAGATGATATTGTGGTTTGTTAAATCTAGTAAAAAGCAGAAACTTTTTACTATTTCTCAAACTGTTAAAATGATAGATAGTCAGGAAGAGAGTGTAAATAGGTATATGAATATTTTGCTAAGTACTGAGTTATTTTCTTTTATAGGCACTAAGGAGTATGAACAAATAATAAAGGGAGAAATATGAAACTGTTAAAATATGAAGGATACAAGCTTACTTTTGAGCCAGAAATTCTAACTCTAAAAGTATTTAAAAAGCTATATATAAGAGATAAGACTAAAGACAAGTCAAGGTTCATTCAAGAATTAGGACTAATATATTTCTATGTGGACCCTAGAAGTGATTATCAATATTTGACTGATGAAGATGAAAGACTTAAAGCTATCATTGAGGGTGAGGGACTACCTCAAGATTTTAAAATAGATAGTCTACTAAGTGAGGCTATAGAATATTATAAGAAATTTAGACCTACATCTGCATTACTCCTTGAAGACACAAGAGTGGCAGTAGATAAACTAAGAAAGGCTCTCAGAGAAATAGACTTAGATGCTAGAGATGATAAGGATAAGCCTATCTATACTCTTAATTCTATCACATCCACTATTAAATTAGTACCTTCTCTCATCAAGGACTTGGATGAAGCAGAGAGAACTATTGCCAAGGAAATAGTACAAAATGACAAAGTGAGAGGTGCAGTAGAAAAGAGCATGTATGAAGACCTTTAATTATGACAGAATTAATAAAGACTAACAAGTACCAAACTCCTATAACTGAAGAGTTACTAAGTTCCTATCCAGATGAGGTTAGAGAACAGTTTATGGATGCTATATCTACTGTACCTCTCATCCAGAACCTAATTTCACCTTCTAGACCAGCTATAGAAACTCTTCCTAGGGACTCTCAAGGAAGAGCCATAATAGACATTACTAACCCCCCTACTTTTGAAGATGCAGATTGGTTTAGGCAACCTGCACTATTCTTCTTGAAAAATGGTTGTTATACATTCCTTAGACCTAATAGTAATCCTAATAGTGAATATAGGAAGTACTGGGATAGAGAAATAGATAGGTGCTACAATGGATTATTAAGAGAAACTGATGGTATGTATATACCTGGGTATCTTTATTGGTTCCTTAATTACTGTCCTATGATGATTAATAAATATAAAGAAGGACAGAAAAAGGCTATAAGAACTGAAGGATTTGCATATTTCTTTGAGGGTATTTGGTGGAGATATTTATATCTTAAAAATGCAAGAGATAAAGGACATCATGCAGTAGAATTAGCCAAAAGAGGATGTGCTAAGTCTTATGGATTAGCAGCTATAATGTCCCATAACTTAATAATAGGAGAGTCAGAGGAATCAAAGAAAAGAACCATTACTGTGCTAACTGCTTACCAAAAAGAATATCTTAAAGATGATAAAGATGGTACATTAAGTAAGTTTGTTCCTATATTATCTTTTTTATCAAAGAATACCCCATTTCCTAGATTAATGCTAAAACAGTCTTCTAATGAAATGACTTGGCAAATGGGCTATAAGGATGAGTATGGCAGAAATCAAGGTTCCTTAAATCAAGTAATGGGAGTATCTGCAAAGGATGATTCTGATAAATTAAGAGGAAAGAGAGGTTATATTCTATTTGAAGAGTTTGGTAACTTTCCTTCTCTTCTTGACCTCTATGATGTTACTAGGAAATCAGTGGAGGATGGAGATTATACATTTGCTTTAATGTATCTAATAGGTACTGCAAATAATAAAGAAGCAAATTTTCAATCTGCTAAAACCTTGTTATATGCTACAGAATCATATAATATTGAGTCCTTGAAAAATGTTTATGATAAGAAAGGACAGGGCAGAGATACTTTTGGATTCTTCTTTCCCTCTTATATAAATAGGGCAGGGTGCTATAATAAAGATGGTATAAGTGATGTAGTTAAAGCTTTACTACAAGTGCTCATGAATAGGTATAAGGCAAAGTATGGTGCAGACCCTACTTCAGTACTTAGAGTTATAGCAGAGGACCCCATTACACCTGCTGAAGCTATAATTAAGGTTAAGGATGCCTATTTTCCTGTGGCTGCTTTAAATGAAAGAGCACAACAATTGGATACTAATCCCCATATCTATGATGATATATATGTAGGAGAATTATTTTTTAATAATTCTAATCAAGTAGAGTTCAGACCTACAGGAGACATACCTATTAGAAAATTCCCAGTGGATAATGATACCAAGGGAGCTTTAGAGATATATACTATGCCTGAGAAGGATAGTACAGGAACAGTATTTAATGATAGGTATATATTAGGATATGACCCAACAAATAATGACCAAGCAGAATCACATTCACTAGCATCTGTATTTGTATTTGACTTATTTACTGATAGAATAGTTGCAGAGTTTACAGGTAGAACAGAGTTTGCAGATGATATGCACGAAATAGTAAGAAAGCTATGCTTATTTTATAATGGTAAAGTGTTATATGAGAGTAACATTAAAGGATGTTATTCTTATATGGAAAGAATGCACAGTACCTATTTACTAGCTGATACTCCTCAATATCTTAGAGATAAACAGATTATCAAATATAGTGGATTTGGGTCATCAGCTAAAGGAGTGTCTGCAACAGCCCCTGTTAATAATTTTGCTAATAGATTAATTAAAGATTGGTTTAATAAGTTAGTTCCTATAGAGAGAACAGATGAAGATGGTAATAAGGAGATAGTACAAACCCCAAGCCTTTATCTTTTAAAGACAAGGGCACTAATTGAGGAAGCCATACAATTTAATCCAGAAATCAATGTTGATAGAATCAGGGCATTAGGTATGGTAATGCTTTATAGAGAAGAATATATTATATTGTATGGTAATAATCTTAATAGAGAATCTAGAGAAAAAGTAAGAAAGGATGACCCTTCAAATGACCCATTCTTCAAGAGAAACTATGACTTTAGGTTTAAACAGTAAATTTAGTAAAAATGAAGGCTAATGGTTAATAAATTATTTATATACTTGTATAGGTCAAGGATTTTACTTACCTTTGCACAATAATTAAATTGAAGTATATGGGATATGAAATGATAAACTTGCCTCCACAGCAACTTCCCTTCAGTAAGAAAAATAAAGCTTGGAGGAAGAAGCACTTGGATTGGGCAGACAGTAAGACCTTCTTCAATTATAGCTTAGTTAGAAAATCTGTAATACATAAGAAAATTAACTATGACTTGCTCAATGGTAAACTCCACATGAGTGACCTTGAGATGATACTGAATCCTGAGAAGCTACAGGCAGGTTTCATACCTGATAGGATTCAACACTATCCTATTATGAATAGTAAGTTGAATGTGCTTAGAGGTGAGGAAAGTAAGAGAGTCTTTGACTTTAAAGTAGTAGTTACTAATCCTAATGCTATTACAGAAATAGAGAATAACAAGAAGCAAGAATTACTACAGAAGCTACAAGAGTGGGTATCTAATACTTCTCAGTCAGAGGAAGAGGCTAACCAGGAGCTTGAAAAGATAAATGACTATTACAGTTATGAGTGGCAGGACATGAGGGAAATTAGGGCTAATGCCTTATTAAACCATTATATAAAGGAGTTGAATGTTCCTTTAATGTTCAATCAAGGGTTCATGGATGCAATGGCAGTTGGTGAAGAAATTTACCAATGTGATATTGTAGGAGGTGAGCCTACTATTGAGAGATTGAATCCACTTAAAGTAAGAATCTTTAAATCAGGATATAGCAATAAGATTGAGGATGCAGATATGATAATCCTTGAAGATTTTTGGAGTCCAGGCAAAGTCATTGATACCTATTATGATGTATTGACAAAGAAAGACATGGAGTACATAGAGAAGATGCCTGACCATGTAGGTCAAGCTGCTACAGACTCTATGGATAATATAGATGAGAGATATGGCTTTGTCAATAACCACATGGTAGGGGATGAAATAAGTACAGAGGGATTCTTTTGGGACCCATTAGGAGGGTATGATGGAGTTAATAATTCACTTCTTCCTTATGATGTTGCAGGAAACTTGAGAGTACTTAGAGTATATTGGAAGTCAAGGAGAAAGATTAAGAAGGTAAGAAGTTATGACCCTCAAACAGGTGAAGAAGTATTTAACTTCTACCCAGAGACTTATGTAATAGATAAGAATGCTGGGGAAGAAGAGCAAATATTCTACATCAATGAAGCATGGGAAGGAACTAAGATTGGTACAGACATTTATGTCAATATGAGACCAAGAGTAGTTCAATATAACAGATTAAGCAACCCTTCAAGATGTCACTTTGGAATTGTAGGCTCTATTTATAACCTTAATGATAACAGACCATTCAGTTTAGTAGACATGATGAAGCCATATAACTATTTGTATGATGCAATACATGATAGATTGAATAAACTGATAGCAAGAAACTGGGGTTCATTAGTTAGACTTGACTTTGCCAAAAAGCCTAAAGAATGGGATGTAGAGAAGTGGTTATACTATGCAAAGACAATGGGTCTTGCAGTAGAAGACAGCTTCAATGAGGGTAATGTAGGTGCAGCTACAGGTAAACTTGCAGGTGCATTAAACAATGCTTCCACTGGTGTAATTACAGCTTCTGATGGTAATCAGATACAGCAATACATTAATCTTCTTGAGTTTATCAAGATGGAAATGGCAGAAGTTGCTGGTATTACCAAGCAAAGAGAAGGTCAGGTAAGTAATAGAGAGACAGTAGGTGGAGTAGAGAGAGCTACCCTCCAGTCTTCTCACATTACAGAGTGGCTATTTGTAGTACATGAGGATGTCAAGAAGAGAGCATTAGAGTGTTTGCTTGAAACAGCTAAGATAGCATTAAGAGGTAGAAGCAAGAAGTTCCAATACATCTTATCAGATAATTCAATGAGAGTTATGGAGATAGATGGTGATGAATTTGCAGAAGCTGATCATGGTCTTGTAGTGGATAATAGTAATGGTATACAAGAGCTTAATCAGAAATTAGATACTTTAGCTCAGGCAGCATTGCAGAACCAGACTCTATCATTCTCAACTATTATGAAGTTATTCAGTTCATCTTCACTTGCTGAAAAGCAAAGACTTGTTGAAAAGGATGAAAGAAGTATCCAAGAGAGACAAGCCCAAGCACAGCAACAGCAGTTGCAAGTACAACAGCAAGAGATAGAACAGAAGGCTCAAATGGAACAAGCTAAGATGCAGCAGGAAGATACTCTTAACCAAAGAGATAATGAGACAAAGATTCTTATTGCACAGATGCAAGCCTATAGCAAGAATAGTGAAGATGATGGCATAATAGAGCCTGAGTATTCACAAGAGGCTAAGGATAAGCTCATGGAATCAATGAGACAGTTTGATGAAAGAATTAAGCTTGATAGGGAAAGATTGGAGTTTGATAAAGATAAGGCAAGGTCTGATGCAAAACTTAAAGAAAAGCAGATAAACAAAACAACTCAAAAAAAAAATCAGATAAATGAGAAGATTTAGAGATATTGTAGAAGATATTAAAGCACCAAGTCCTCAAAGCCTATAGCTTGATAACGGAAAACTGAAGTTCTTTGGAACTAAGGGATGGGTTTCAATGGTAGGTGAAGGGGATGATGATAGGCAAGAGCTTGAGGAAAAAGTAGATAATCTTGATAAAGAAGTAGGTAGTATACAGAAAGATGTAGCAGTGCTTAATAGTAAAGCTACAATAGAGCTTGAAATAGGTAATAGTGAAACTGTTAAAGCTAATAACTTAGCTAAACTGCAAGCTATACAATCAGTAGACCATTTATTCTTTGCTGATATAGACTATGGCTATGGAGCAGCTAAGTGGTTATCTACTACAGGAGGTGAAGCTTTTATTGTAACAAGTAGTGGTAGAGCTGTTATTTATAATATAGGTAAGGATGGTTCAGTTACTAAAGCCAGTACTGACATAGACCTTACTAATC